CACGACTTGTTGCCGACGCCGACCCCAACGCCATCCATCCAGGTGGAAACGACATCGCCACCAATCGCTGTGGCCACGGCATCAATCGTTTGGCTGCCTTGACCTGACGTCGCTGTGCCTATTACTGCGTTGCCGTTTGCGCCTACGGCATCTACCGTTTGGCTGCCTTGACCTGTCGCTGTTGTTCCGCTGAATTGCAGCGTTGATACCGCATCAACTGTTTGGCTGCCCTGGCTGGAGGTCTCCGTGGCAATGAACTGCAACGCTGCGACAGCGTCAGTAGTTTGCGCTCCTTGCCCACTTGTCTCGGCAGCAACAAATTGCAGTTGGCTTGTTGCGCTGACTGTTTGGCTGGCTTGTCCACTGGTTGCGGCAGCGATGAATCGTAGCGCAGCGAGCGCAGTAACAGACTGCGAACCCTGACCAGAAGACGCCGTGCCGGTTATTGCGGCACTTGCGGCACCGGTTGCATCAACAGTTTGGCTGCCTTGTCCAGATGTCGCGGTGCCCGCAAATGTTTCATTCGCGGTGGCAGCAACGCCCTGCGATCCTTGACTGCTTGTCTCGACGGCGATGAACTGAAGCAGCGCATTGCTTGTGCTGCTCTGACTTCCTTGTCCAGACGCTGCTGTGCCAGCGAAGCCTTCTGTTTCACTGGCCGTAATGGATTGAGACCCATTACCACTCGTTTCTGTTGCGATGAATTGTAACAAAACACTTGCTGTGACGCTTTGAGAACCTTGCCCGCTTGTCGTGTTGCCGATGAACTGGAGTGAAGCTGCACTACTGACTATCTGGCTTCCTTGGCCAGAAGCGATTGTTCCTGTGAACGCTTCGCTTGCTGCTGCGCTAACAGACTGAGACCCCTGACCACTTGTTGCTGTCGCTAGGAATTGCAACAATGCAGTTGATGCTGCGCTCTGAGAACCTTGCCCAGTGGCAACCGTACCTGAGACAGCGACGCCGGTGGTAGCCGTCGCATCGACAGTCTGGGAACCTTGCCCTGTGCTTGTATATGACGCATCAAACTCGGCGATGATGGTGGCAGATTTACTGCCGCTGGCACTCCCCCATGTGACCGTCGTTCCGCTGAATCCTGAGTCGCGCGTGACGTATTCTGATCCTGCGGTAATACCGTTGGAGTTGTACCCGGTATTATTTTGTTCAGTCCACCCAGTAGGCGGTGTAATTCCTGAAGGATTTAAAGCATTACCTAAAAATCCGAGAGTAGGATTACTGGTTAAAACTGAGACTCCGAACGCAGGCGCAGGGGTAGCGCCGAAAGCTTGGGTAGTTACTGCATTCTGCCTTACTGCGTTGGCCCCAGTTCGGCTCATGCTAGAAATACGAGCTATTGAAATTACCGCGCCATTAGATGTCCCTGAGCAAGTAAGAGTACAGGTCTGATTAACCGCTGATGCTAGTTGGTCAGCGATAAACAAAAACGTATTACGGGAGGCTGTGTTGAAATTATCGTTACTGTCGCCGTAACTCGAACTGAATGTTAGTCCATTAGAATTAGATAGTGTCAGGGTAATGGGAGTGGTAGATGACGTCACAACCATCACCGCCAGAAGATCACCCGCTGCCGGAGTAAATGCCCCGGTAGTGAAGCCTGTCCCAACTGCGTTATTGACTGTGGTTATGGCGTGGGTGCACGCTGGCGTTGGTAAGGCCGGATTAGCAATAAACTGCAATGCAGCATTAGCAGTAACAGTCTGGCTGCCTTGCCCGGATGTCGCGGTGCCTGTTATTACCGTGCCCGTGGTAGCGGAAGCGGAAACAGTTTGCGAACCTTGTCCTGTGGCAGCCGTACCAGTGATCGGGGTAGAGGCCGCAAGAGGACGTATCGCATACCCAGCGATGGCCCAGGTCGTCGTAATGCCCATGCCTGTGAAGCCCATCGTCACCGAACCGGCGGGCGTCTTGGCAGCGTTGTTGTCTTCGTCCGCCCCAGAACCTAACGTCCCTGCCACGTTATTCCGTGAGGTATTATTGGCAGCAATCGACGTGTCGTTGGCCACGCAGGCCGCGACGACCCAACAATTATCCGCGACCGTCGTTATCGCGACTGAAGCATCGGTAGCAGAACCGGCATTGGTGGCCTGGGCCGAGTTGAAAGCCTCGGTAGGGGCCGTCTGGTGCACCCCGGTGTAGGACTCTGCGGTTGCGACACTCTCAATTGAGGCCGAAAGATTAACCTGAATCGATTTCGTGCCCGCTGTGGGATTTGCCAGTCCCCACATCTCCACCCGACCAGCACCGGTGACGGTGGATTTTGCGCCGATAAAGGCCAGGGCTACGTTGCCGCCGCCAGAGTCATCTATCACGCTGGTGACGGTCGCACCGGTCACCGTTAGTAATTCTACGTTGACTGCTAGGTAAGTATTGCTGCCCGTAACGGTACGGTTAAACGTGTAGGTGCTGGCTGCTGCCTGATCGCCGGAATTTGAAGCAGCGCCGAACGCAATCCCTGTTGCTGCAACGCTTACCCATATTCTGCGTGTGTCTTTGAACAGTTGCCAGGGGTTTGCTGTTAAAGATTTTAGCTCTGGCTCTGTAAGAGCTTTATTAAACGGCGCTAGTAATGCTAAATCAACGGCCGATGCGTTGGATTTATTATTTAAAGTTGTGCCGATATTTATGACACCGCCATTGTCGGCCACAGCAGAAGGCGAACTCATGTAATCTAATGTATTGGTTTGCTTTACCCCGTTGACGTAATGCACGGCCAACGATAAATCAGCCACATTGCCGCTAGGGACTGATACACCCCAAACAAGTAACTTATTGGTGCTAAATGTTTCAGCAGTTTTATACCAACCAGCACCACCGCTGGAGGTTGCTCTGCCGATTTTCAGATGACCAGTAGCGTCGACAAACAACATCCACGGAGTGTTATACCAGTTGGTGTCGCCTGAGTCTTTCAGTGCAAAACATTGGTCGGCCCCGATTGACCGTATTACAAAAACGGTCAGTAAGGTGATTGGGCCTGTAATTGCATATTGTGCATCATTCGGATATGTTAAATAATTCGTGCCTCCGGTCAGGCTTTTCGCAATTACCCCGCCGGACACGACTACTGGGGCAGTATCATGTGTAGCACCAAGCTTGTAGCGCGAAAAAGGCGCAACCAGCCCTCTTGATATCCATTTTGGATCAAGATCAAACGGGCCTGCCTGCGGCTGTTTATATCTCACGGCTTACAGCCTCGTCAGGAGAGTAGGATTCCTCATATCGTTGAACCTTCCTGACCGTAAATTTCCACGGTAATGGAATTGGTCGCCCCATTGGTGATGGTGCAGTTGGCGAACATATGCTGCAAGCCGTACTCACATTCAATGTCATTAACAGAACTATTTACGGTGTCGCCACCGCCCGACCAACGCTTGTATTTTTTACCCGTGGCATCGCCAGAATAAAATGTAACAACAGGCGCTGTTGTTGGGGCAGATGACCCATTAGTTAAGCGAACGATAATACTCCCGGCATAAGCGGTAGACATATTCCACTCAGCCGCGTTGACGCTCGTACTAGCCGCCAACGACTGTGAGGTAAGGAGAACTTTTTGTGCTTTTCCAGCGGCCATGATTTAGCCTCCCAGCCAAGTGCCTGCTGCATCCCATAGAGCGCAGCGCACGTCGAATTCGGTGATAGGGTCAGGTGTTGCGGCCAGTGCCAGCAGAATATCCGCCTGCGTCTGAGTAAATACCACGCCCACAAGCGCCTGAATCTGCCCGCGTGTGGATAGCTTGCTTATGTCCAGTTCGCCACGGTCAAGCAACTTCATGGCCCATTTAACAGGTGCGGATTGAGCAGCGAGCGATTCAAGCGCATTCAACACATTGGCTCCATCAACCGGCCCTAGCGCGTCCATGACAGTGCCGTAGCCAACCATCGTGGGTTGCAGGCGAGTACGGCCAAGGGATACCTTGGCGGCAATTGCGCCGTCATCACGGCTGGCTAGTTCAGCAGGCGTACACTTGGCTTTGATTTCGTCTAGTAGCATCACTTAACTGCCCGAAGTGCTCTTAGCAACAGTGTGCACAAAACTGCTGATGCTCACCTGTGCATTAGCCTGAATCGCAATGCTGTTCAGCACTATGTTGGTATTGGCTGTGCCCACGCTTACGTCCGTGATCTTGGTGGTGTGGTCCGTCTTGTAACAGCGCGCCCAGGTGGCATTCCCAGTCATGGCAGCAGCGGAGCACGCGGTCATCGGGTTTGCCGTGATCACGCCGTTCGCAGCGGACGGAAATGCCGTGGAATTGAATCCTACGGTGCAGAGCAGGTTCTGTGCCCCAACTGCGGTGTCCCCTGTTGCGGCCTGGGTGCCGTCATACAGATCGCAGAAGCCGGAATTGAACAACGCAGCGAAGGCGTCCGCTTCCGTGCTTGCTGCGAGGTTGGTTAGCTGTGTGTTTTTTGCCATGTTAACGCTCCTTAAGTCTTAGTGAGTTCATCTTCGTAAACGATCTTGGCCAGCATTGAGCCGTCCGGCTGACGTTCGGCTTTCACGGTGGTGGAGCGTGGTTTCTCGGCAGGCAGAGTGTTGTTGGTAATGTTCCGCATGTGCACATCCGGCGGTTCAATGTTGACTGTTATGGGACTAGGCTCCGAACCAGCAACGCGCACGAATGTATCCCCTTGATGTATCTCCGGCGTATTGACCGTGATGTTGAACATCTTCTGCACCTCTGCCTCGCCGGATGGTGCTGTACTGGCACTGGTACCAGTCGCTTCAACAGCGGCGGGTGGTGTGACGGGAGGAGGAGGCCAGGCGGCATTGACCTCCTCAGGCGTCAAGGCGTCCATGCCCAGGCGCTCACGCACCTCGGTCGGCGTCATAATGCGTGTCTCAGTATAAAGCTGGTCAACTTTCGCTTGGGTCAATGGGTCCAGCGCCATCTCCATCTTCCACTTGAACTTTACCTCTGGCGTGCCTAAGTGGCGGGAGATCAAAAAGTTCATCTTGTTCTGGATCCAGCGCATCAGGGGCATCAACCCCTCTTCTTTAGCCGTCTCAGCACCCTGCTCGGCTGTGGCACGGTTGTTGGATTTGATGAACGGGGTCGGCGCGATGGAGAACGCGAAGCATACAATGCGCGCCAGCCACTCGTCGTACTCGTCCTTGAGGATGTCTTTACGCGGGAAGACGATGTCTTTAAGTGTCGGGATGAACCGCATCTTGCGCCGGGCTGCCGTGTTGCCCTCATTCATGCTGTCCCAGAGCAGCTGGAAGTCGGCGATCTGCTTCGGCGTCCAGGTTTCAGGCACCTGGGCGATGGCTTCTGGCACGTTGCCACTGGTGTAGAACTCTAGCTGGCTCATCTGGCGGCGCAGGGCGATGTTGACCGTCATCATGACCTGCTCGACTGGCGACATGCCATACAGCCGGTTGGTACGCGGATTGCGCATCATGTAGATGAGCTGGTCAGACGTCAGGTCGTTCGCCATGATGCCATGCAGCACCTGTTGATAGGCTGGGTCGGGCGGCAACGGCGTGCGTCCGGTGGCGTCAATCTTGCGCGTAATGGTCGCCGCATCAATCAGTTCCAGCGCCCTGACCTTGCCGCCACGGTTCATGGCGGGGTAAACTGCAACCGCATCAATGACCAGCAGGTCTTCCACGAACATGCTGAGCCAATCATCCCAGGCGTGCTCGCCATCAGGCCGCTCGAAGAAGTCCGACACAGTCTTAACTTGCGCCGCCAAGGCCTCTGGTGCTACAGTTTCATCGGACGGCACAATTTCCCAAGCGAAGCTCTTGATCTGATCCTTGCGCGTCTCGATGACTAGGCGCAGCAGGTCGTAGCCGTCCGCCAGGTTGCGCATGAGGTAGAACGGATTCGCCTCCGTGCTGCGTGGTTGCAGGCGAGTGTTGATCGCGACAGGGTAATCGAATTGTCGGCCTTCGGTCTTATCCTGTGCGACAGGCGCCAGCGGCTGTCCTGGGCCGAACCAGGCGGATGGGTCAGCACCCGTGATCATGTAACGCAGGCCACCCGTTATGCGGGTGATGACACCTGGGTCTACGTTGCTGCCGGAGGTTTCGCGGGATGCCATTATTTATAATTGCTCGAATGTCCGCCACGATCGGTGGTTGGTGCTGGACCAGAAATGGTATTGTATCGATCAGTGGTTGCAGCAGCAGAAGTGTGACCGTGCGATTCTAGAGATGTTGTTTTTGTTTCATTTGCAAGACGCAAACCAAAAGCAGTTGCCATTTTCTCGTGTGTTGACGCCGCAGAGTCATGATATGCCGCAGCAGAAAAATTACCGTGCGTGCGGGAAACATTTCTAGCGCTTTGGTGTAGCTCTTTTGCCCTTGTGTGCAATGTTTGTGCTACTCTATTTGAACCTGTTCCAGCTTGAGCGCTAACAGCAGCATCATTGGCTTTGCGTGTAGCTATTTCTGCATCTTTTGCAGTTTGTCCTCCACCACCTTGATACTGATTCCCGTGGAACTCATGACCGGGCAGATCGCCTTTTTGCAGGTTGAACAGCGGCGTGCCAACTTCAGGTGCAATAGCTGCCTTGATTAAGTCCACAGCTGCTTGACGATCATGTAGGTTGCTCATGCTGCTTCCTTTGCTTTGGCTGCTTGTTGGTAGAATTCGATGAGGCCGAACGATTTGCTACGCACACGGCGCCAGTTGCAATACTGCGTCATGCCGTCCACCTCATCGTCGTGCGGCAAGGTTGGAAAGCCGCTGACCTCATGCAGAAATGTTTCAATATCTGGATCAATGCCAGGGTCTGGAAGCCACACGTTGCCTGCCTCCTGGCTGGGCTGCATCGCATACGCCCGTGCGGTCTTGCCGCCTTCGGGGTTGATCGCGATGATGCCGGAAATCTCTGACGACAGCGTCTCGATGACCGCGCTGCCGTTGGCCTTATCTTCAATCAGGATGGCCACTGCGTGAGGGTAGAGCGCCTTCATCGCCCGCACCGCGACGACAGTCGCTGCGAAATTCAAGCGCTGCTTGGTACGCTTCAATAGGTAATCGTTCGCGCCCTTGTTGCCCCAGGCTTGAATCGCGACAAAGTCCGATGTTTCCAAATCCTTAAACGTGCAATCCACACTGATGACGATCTCGTCTAGCTCTGGCAATACCTTCCAAAACTTCCAATGGTTGCGATTGAAGATGATACCGCCACGTGGTTCAGGATTTTGCTGCAGCTGCGCAGCGCGATGGTAGGTACCCAGCGTCTTCTCAAGCTCCTGCGCCGATGCTTCCGGAACACGCGTTGGATGGATCAGTTCGCCTTCTATCGTGCGCGGATCTTGGAACCCGATGCTGGTAGTCTTGCGCAGTGCTTTATCGTAGCGGAAGGGCAGCACCAGGTGCTCCCAGCCTTCCTCCTCTGCCAGCAGGTAGCCAGTCAGGTCGTTCGGGTTGAGGCGCTGGTGCACGACGATGGCTGCTCCGGTGGTTGGGTCATTTGCCCGCGTTGCCATCGTGCCCTTCCACCACTCGATGCTGCTGGCCAAAGCCAAAGCGCTGTCAGCATTCTTAGCGGAAACTGGATCGTCCACAATTCTGACGTCGCCGCCGAAGCCTGTGCCAGCTGCGTCGGTGCTGGTGACGATCCTGGTTCCACGCTTGTCGTTTTCATATCGACTCTTCACGTTCTGGTCGGTCGTCATCTTGAACCGGGTGCCATACGCAACCTGGTAGCGCGGACTTTCGATGATACGCCGGGTATCAACCGCATCGCGCACGGCGACATCGGTGGCATAGGATGCCGTCAGATACTGCCTGGAAGGATTTGTGATCCAATCCCACGCAGGAAACGCCTGGCTAACCAGGGACGATTTCAACATTCTGAACGGCATGTTAATTAACAACTTGCGGATCTGGCCGAGCTTGACTGCTTCTAAATGCTCGCAGATCGCGTGGATGTGCCAGTTGTCTTGAAAAGGGGTTGCGGGTTGCAGGACGGGCCAGGCAAACAGACGAAAAAAATGATGCAGGCGGCGTTTACCAAGCTCTGCATCAAGGACGATGTCGGGGATGTTGTCCTGCTGGACGAATTTTCTTGCTGCTAGTGCATCACGGAAGCGCTTTGTGATATCCCGCTGACTTTTTCCCGCAGGAGCTTCCATGCCATTATTTCCTCTTCAGACAGGTTTGCCAGGTCATAATCAACCGGCTCGTTCATGTTCAGGTTGGTATTTTCAGTAATGATCGGCGCATTGCTCATGCCCTTATCAAGCAGCAACTTGGCGGCGGACACTTGAGCAGCGGAGAGGACTACCTTTTGTTCGGTGAAGGTACCGTCACGAGCAAATATCTTTTCTTTATCGCCAGCAACAAATTTCGCTAAGCGTTCAAGAACACTGCCTACCTTGATTTTGGCGCGAATTTCTTCTTGATGACGCGGGTGCAATGTTCTAGCAGCCATGATGGGTACTCCAGGAATTTGGGGAACAGCGGGCTTACGCGGGTGTTGGGAGGCCTCTTTTATATATTGGGCGATCTGGGATTGACCAGATGCACTGTGTCAGCCACACCGTGAGTATATCCTATTTTTAAATAAAATAAAACATTTATTTTTGAGTGATTGATACTACATGCGTCTGTCGATGCCCAAGCGATGCGACACGCGTCTTTCGATGCCCCGCACCACTAGGTCTGCCTTGCCCAGCACGTCTTTAATGATCAGAAAATCTTTTCTAATAAGCTTTTTGCCGGTGCCGTTGCAAACATGACACCTAATGTTGGACAGCACGGGGGCGCCATCCAGCTTGATGTACTTCACACCACGGCACGCTTCACAATCTCCGGCAACCCAATGCTCCAACGCCCTGACAGAGATTTCTTTCGACCAGCGTATCGCTCTGTTATGTAAACTGGCTGCACAGCATGTCCATTGGAAGAATTGATTGCGCGCCCCGGCGAGTGACTCGGCATCACCGAGGTACTTGAGACGGAACACAGACAGATGGCCAGGGTTCCTGATCCCGGCAAAGGCGATGACACGCAACGTGTCGACGTCACAGGCATGTTCCTTCTGCTTCAAGTCTGACGATGTTTCCGCCCTGATTACCCGCACCAATGCACCCATAAACTTCTCCTTGTTTCACAATTATAAACCGCAACTGACACCAAACGGTATTGCTGTATACGTAAGAGATTCTTTTATAAATAATGAAAGTTAATAAACCTCTCGCGCGTTAACTAGTATACGTTTTTAAGTTATTGTTTTTATTATCGTTATTAGTAGTATCAGTATCGTATCAGATACAGTTCCATGTAACCTATTGATAATAATCAATTATATTAGTAATATCAGTATATTAGTTAAAATTCTTTTATTAACTTCCATTGTTTATAAAAGAATTCCTTACGTATATAGCAAATAAGCTATAATCTAACCATGACTCGTCCATGCGAACAAACCACCTACCTCAATCTTGATGTCGCTGCCTTCATCCGCTGGCAGTTCCGTCGTCCAATTGATTTTTATCGGTCGCATCTTGAGCACGTACCCTTACCCGCCTTCTACCGTGCCTTGCGGGATGAACCGGTCACTGAAGAAGTTGCCCAATTCATCGAGTACCAGGCCTGGCACCACAGCTGCTGGGTGAACTTTGCGAGCGGAGAACCGCCCCCTCAATTTCCACGTGGCCGCAACGACTAACTCACCCAGCGTCATCTGGTTAAACTCCCGCGCCCAGCACCCGTTGACCAAGAACGTCCATTCCCCAGCACCCGCAAATACCCACACTGAACCACCCGCCAGTGCTCGCCCGTAGATCCAGGCGATCTGCTCCGGTCTCAAGCCTGATCTCCCGAATACTGGCGTCCCAGCCCGCTTAGGCACCGCTGCAATCGCTTTGAGCTCCAGCCAGTGCTGCGACCCGTCTACCCGCGACAGCAGGTGCACGTCCGGCACCCCGCCGCCCACCAGGTTCTCAATCCGCTGTACGAAGTACCCTTTGGCAAGCCTTGGTTGCCACCGATCCCATAACCGTCGTTCACCTGCCATTAAAACACCCCCATCGCTAACGCTATGCCAGCCAGGACGCGTTATCTCATCCTGCCCTAGATCAGCCTATTCCGAATAAATAAAAACGCGCCTGAGCGCGTTAGATAAGATCGTAGATCGGCGATACCGCGATGTGCACTGATTCCTGCTTGACCTTGTATTCAAACCGCCGCTCTGGGTAATGGTTCGGCGCGTCCTTTCCATCGAACCGGATGATCCGCCCACCAGTCAGCGGCTTTTCTTCTGGTACCTTGCGCTGATATCCCAAGGCGGGAGTAACCAGCTTAGCTGGCGCTGGATAGACCTGCTCCCGGCTGGTATGATACCGTCGCAAGCGACTGCGGTGCGTCCCGCAAGACGCTAGCCACCCCGCCGCCGCCAAAACCGACAGGTAATGACTAACGGTCGATAACCGAAACCCAGTCAGGGTATGAATTTCATGCACAGTCAAAGACTGCGTGCGCAGCATCTCCACCACTACCCCCTTGCGCTGCTCCATTAAACTACGTTGCCGTTGGTGCCGTGTATCCATGCAATTCTCCCCAATTAAGTCCTTCCGTCCGTTCCACCATGATCGGCACCTTCCATTTTACAGCATTCTCCATGATTCGTTTCATTTCTACTAATGCTTCTGTTTCTTCCGGGGTATCACCGGCACTGACGTTAACGTCATCGTGCACAATGTTAAGCGGATATCCCAGCACATCAAACAACCCTGCCTCATAGCAATCAACCAGTGCCTTCTTCATGGTGGTGCCTTCACCATCCTGTGCAAGACGGTTAAGGCCCAGGTGGGTAAACGCCCGCACTGCTCCGCCGGCCTTCCCGGTTGCAGCAAGCACCTCGGTCCGCACCGCCTCTATGTCCTGTGACAGTTTGACCTGTCCGCGTAACCGCCATTCACGTGGTTCATAATATGGAAAGCGGTGGCGTCGTCCCATGATCCCCATGATGTACCCTCGGCTCTGCCCAACCCCGGCGATCCGTTCAGATGTCGCCCGCACGAATGGCATCCCTGTATGGTAAGCCTCGATCAATGGTCGGGCCTCCTCCACCGGGATGCCCATCTCCCGCGCCAGCTTGTCCACGCCCATGGTAAAGGCCAAGCCGAAGTTGATGTTCTTTACCGGCTTGCGCCCAAGGTGCATCCCGGTGGTCTCCGCGATGAGCTCTTGCGCCATGTTGTGATAGTCGGTGGTCGGATCAGCGTTGTATCTGGCCCGGGCCTCACCGGCGCCCTGCCCCACGGCGTAGTGCGTCATGATCCGGAACTGGATCTGGCTGTAATCCATGCAAACCCACCGCTTCCCCTCCTCCGGCAGCCAGATGCCGCGGATCAGCGGACCAAGTTCTGGGTCACGCGCTGGGATGTTTTCTAGGTTGGGAAGTGATGAAGAGAACCGCCCAACGATCGTCCCGCCATCATCCCCACGCAGCTGGTGGAACTGACCGTGCACCCGACCGTTGACCTGCATCTTGAAGATGTACCCGTCGATGAAGGTGGCTGCCGCCTTGTCGTACTGCCTAGCCTGCCGGAGGCAGCGTGCCAGGTCGCTCGGGTGATGCTCCAGCCAATCAGCGGTAAAGGATGGTTTGCCGGTGGGTGTTTTTGGGTAGGCGATGCCAGCCTTGTCAAAGGCTTTAGCGATACTGTCGGCGGCCCAGAGGTCAACCCCGCCAATTCTTGATAGAAGCGTATCGACCTTTTGTTTTAATTCGTCTCGGATGCGCTCTGCATGCGCCAGATTAACCCTGATGCCCTTTTGCCGCATCCCTACCAGAATGCGTGGCAACCTTGACTCCAAAAGGAAGACGGGCATCAGCCCCTGTGCCTCAAGCAGGGGCTTTTGCTTCTCCCACACTCTCAACGGCAGGTCAACGTCCCCCTCCGCATACGGCCCAACCAGGCACGGCGGCGCCCGGAAGATATTGGCCGCCTGCGGGCGCCCGCTGGCCCCGCCATAAGCGCGCTGGCACCAATCATAGAGTACCGTATCGACCTTGTGCTCACCGAGGTACTTGACCGCCAGTGAGTCAAGCGAATAACTGCGCGCATGCTCATCGAGCAGCGGTTCAGCGATCTGCACGTCGATGATGTCGCCTGCGACTGCAACCCCTTCGTGCGCCAACCACCCGAGGTCATACTGCGCGTTGGCGAAGACTTTTGGCTGGTGCGCCAAGCTAAAGGCTTCTTTGCACCACCCAAGCACTGCTTCCACCGGCAGGTTGCCCTCGCCCACCGTATGACGCATCGGGAAGTACCAGCGTTGCCCGTCGTCCGTGCCCACTGCCACGCCGACGACATGCCCCACCCCGCGCCCCCAGCCCGGTCCGTGCGTCAGCAGCTCTGGGTCCCAGGTCTCGACGTCGATGCACAGCATCTTGGCCGAGTCAAGCCGAGGGAAGGTCGTCGGCGAGCGCCACCCAGTCGATGGGATCGGTGGAAGCCCATATGACACCCGGCGCAGATCATCCTTGCTGGCCCTGCCCAGGTAGGGATGGTCCGAAAAGAGCTCCGTCGTCAGATCTTCTGCCATATCCGACCAGAACTTTCCCAAAGAAACTGCGAATCGGCATGCGGGTATTCATTAAGAAAAACGATCCTGCGGCAGGCGGTGTTCAGCAGCAGTTTCGTGCAGGTGATGCACGGGCTGGTTGTAACATAGCAGGTATCGATCTGATAAACATCGTGGCACTGCAGCAGGGCATTTTGCTCGGCGTGGACCGCGTAGCACCCATCTAGGTTTGTGCCGCTTGGCGAGGTCGCCCCAGGACAGGCGAACGGATAGACCACCGGATAGATCACCGGGCCAAAACCGTCAACATCGGGTTCGTTGCAGTGCGGCTGTCCTGCTGCCACGCCGTTGTACCCGGTGGCCAAGACATGCCCGCGGACATCTAACAGTACCGCCCCGACTGAACGGCGCATGCAGGTCGATCGTTGCGCAGTAAGCAACGCCAGCTGCATGGCCCATTGGTCGCGGCTGAGTCTCATGCTTCCCACTCCCACCACCGGAGGACATCGCCGGGCTGCGTGTTACGCAATGACTTCAGCGTCTGCATCAGGCAACCCGGATCACGAAATAGCTGCTCCGGGGTAGCTACACCCGTTGAAAACAACCCGCTATCAAGGCAGATTCGCGCGGCATCAAAATTGGTTTCATACAAGTGGCTGCTGGCAGCCGTTAGATACAGCCGTCCAGGCTCGATGACCGGGTCGTTTAACCGGGCGCAGATCAGGTGCCCAAGCATGCTGAAGTTGAAGACATCATACGGCAGCCCCAGCCAGACGTCGGATGAGCGCATGAAGACATGGATGTTCAGCTTGTTCTTCCGGATGCTGGCAAAGATCGCCACCGTACAGGGCACGTCCTTGGTCGTCGGTGGGTTCTCACGCCAGATGGTGAGACCGGCCTGGCGGCTGTCCGGATCGGTGATCAGTTTATTCACGACATAATCCAACTGACCGACGACCTTTGGCCCGTAGGCCCCAAAGAAGGTCTGACCGTCATCACTGAACTCAGCGATCCGCTTATTCCATGGCGCGATCCCGGTGACGGTATCATCACCGGATAGGATCCAGAAGGCTTCAGCTGCCATGAATCGGTGGTTGAGTTTACGCTCCTTGATGGTCAGCACAGGATAACGCATATCAACCTTAACGGTGTATTGTGGCAACTCCAGTGTCGGTATGCCACGCGGGCTGACGTCAACCCCGCGGAGAAACAGATCACTGATCGTATCGATCCAGATAAAGTTTAAGGTTTGCATATTACTCCTGACCAATAAAGAATCCAGCATAGTTGATAATATCAAGAGCTGTATCACGCAAACCTTCAAAATTAGCATCTTGCCCGTGCATTTCTTTTAACACTAACGAATTAAACCGTTGTGCTTTTGTATGGATCATTTGTGCATAACTTACTGCACCGAATGGGAAATATGAGGATCGATCTACTTTATGAGGGTCCATATTGCTTGAATTTTGATTATAGTCTTGGCTCTTTTTAATACAAAGCAAAGCTGCTTCAGCTAGTGCCCCTGGATGACCACCGCGAGATTTCAATTCCTCAAGTAATTCAACTGTTGGAAATTCTTTAAGGATAATCGATTTGCAATTGTTCTGCACGTCGCACCTCCCCGTCATCGATGCGTTGCTGGTTTACGTCCCACTTGGCGCGCAGGGCCAGGGTCAGGTCCTCCGCTGTCAGGTCCATGGCTAATGCCGCATTGGTCAAGAATTGAAAGATGTCAGTAAGTTCTGTAGCAAGTTTAATCCGATTAACGATCAATTTTTGCTTTTTCCAATTTTTGAAGTTTGTTTCATTTAATGCTTCAACTATCTCGACTATAGCGTGTAAAAGATTTTCTTTGCAGCCAGCTTCACCATGACCGTTAGGCCAACCCATACTGGATTGTAAAGTTCTTTGAGCGTTAAACATTTCTTTAAAATCTAAAATCTTTTTCACTTGCCTTCTCCTTAAACTTAAATATCGCCTCTATCGCATCTTCAATTTTGTTAAAATACCCGACATGCCACTGCTTACCATGAATTCTGGTTTGCGCTCTCCAACGTGAGCTTTGTGGATACCATGACACCCCAATGACACCGCCAGAACTTGAGTGTAATGTACATTCACTGTTAAGTTTATTCTCAGATGAGGTCACCCACCTAAGGTTTGTCAATACATCGTTAGTTCTAACCCGATCACGGTGATCAACGATGAATCCCGGTTTTAATCCTTCAAACGTTTCAAGTACCAATCTCGCCACACTACGATCGCGTAATTCAGACCCCAATCGAATAAAATTATACCCGTCAGGTCTATTCATAACTAACGTCAACTCTTTAATCCTTCCAGATTTTTGAAAATTCAATGACCTCACCTTGCCAAGATTTGAAACTTCATATCTACCTTCGTAGTTAACAACCGGTTTCCAAAATTCTATCATGGTCGATCACAAATCCAAAGGTTGTTCCTTGCCGAATCTGGGTAAAGTGGCCCAAAAATATTGGAAACAGCGTCGCTGTCAAAATACTGTTCAAGAGCTTTACGAACCTCAAGGATGGCCGCTTTTGATGCCCTGTCAGTATCAGTTTTGCCGATATGCTTTATATCCATGAAAGTTCCATATCGGCGACGCACTTTGAACCCTGCCTTCTCAGCATGCTTCTGAAGTTCAGCAATGGTAAACTCATGCAAATGATTGGCGGCATGGCGAACACCATCGTAACATGGGGTTGACATCAGCATGATACCACCAGGTTTCAGGCAAGTAAAGCATGCCTTCAAAAACTTATCTGTAAATTTGATGTTGACGTGCTCAATGACCTCGAAATGCACTACCACGTCAAACCCTTCAGGCTGAAGCTTGCGCAGTTCCTTATAACGCTCCACGAAGTTAAACTCGCCGAGGAACGTCAGGCGCTGCGAGGCGGACGGATTGAGCTTGTTCAGGTCCACGCCAGTGTAGTGGTTGACATGCGCTGCCGCCCCGCCCGTCAGGATCTTGCTCAATGGCTTATCTTCCCCGCAACCCACCTCAAGGATGTTGTCTTTTGCCGTGATAAAGCGACGTGCAAAGCTCCAGCGAAAAAAGTGACTTGAATAGTCTCTGTGCAGGGTTCTACCATGCCCAGCCTCATGCAGCTGGGTCAGATCGTAGTCGCGGTCATCCCGTGCTTTTTCACGTTTAATCATGACAGACTCCTTTACAGCATCCAGCCCAAGAATCAGGTTTTCGACCCTCAAATTGTGCTACCGTGTGCTCGGCTTTTTTAACGTGAGACATCCCATACGGATTTCCACCATGTGAGCCAGGTAAGGAAGCCCATTTTAGAATTGCATAGGATTCAGAAGGGTCCATCTTTTCTCTTTTAACCATGTCAGGCTCCTTTGCGTTTGTTGAGGTAGTTGCGGTACCATTGGACGTAGCTGCGCTTCTTGTCGTCCAGGCTGAACTTTGCCTTGACCGCCGCAAAGATCTCGTCATCGTTCAGCTCGCCCGCGATGATCAGCGCCTGGAACATCCCCGCGACGGTTTCTTTACGCGGCTTTGGCGTCTTGATCGGTTGCTTAAAGTCAGAATCAGGACGGGCGGTTCTACCAGGACGGTGAGAAGCAGCCTCAGCAGCGGCATCATTCAGTACAAATCCGCCATTCTTTCCTGGTTCTGGCCACATCTCATTCGAGATGAAATCATCCGCGTTTTCCAGCAGCGCCGGGTCGATCTTGCCGAGCGCACGCTTGGCGTCGGACTTGCGTGAGTAGGTCTTCATAATATCCTCCAATAGTTGTTGGGCTTCAGGGGTCACGGTAGCGATCCCCATGACCGGGTGCAAAAACCGCTCGGCAGCCTGCTTCATGCCTTGCGGGTATTCAAAGTCCTTGCCGCAATCATCAAGCATCGAATTGCTGACGCGTTTGACATAGATGTGCTTCGCGTCGCGGGCGATGATGGTTGACCACTTGCGTGCCCGGGCGACCTCGATCACCAGCCCCAGCTTCGGGCACTTCAGCACGCGTGGTTCAAAGGTGAGGGTGTTCATTCTGCCTCCGCATGTCTCTCAGCGAAGGTTTCCATCCAGTACATAAGCACCTCACCAGCTTCCGCTTTTGAGAGTTCTTCAAACGCTTCCATCAGATACGGACGTGCGCCGAACATATTAGTAGCGCCTGATTTGCGCAGACAGTCCAGATATGCAAGATGCTCGTCGGTAACGACTGTTGGTTTGGTCTTCATTTTCATTTCTCCTTAAATTGCCTACTGAGCTGGTTTAGCGTCCGCTCGGTTCAAGACGTTACTTGCGAATCCAAACATCACGATAAGTGTTTGGAAGAGCAGTAGCACCCACTGATACCCGTACCAGTTTATGCGTTTTCAGTTTCTTTTCCAATTTAGCGTCAAGGATCGCGTGGCCTGCTTCTCTAGCAGCCTCAAAAGGTACTTCCTTGTCATTCACGAAAAATTGATAAAACGGAGACGCAGCCGGTTCTTGACAATAGCAAAGTGCATCAAGAAACTCATGCACTCTAATAGCAGGATAATCAAGCACCTGTTCGCCCAACTGAATTCTGAACTTCATTTCTTTTCTCCTATTTCTGGTCGGCTGCAACGCAACCGATACACTTATTATAATGATAAACGAACAGAATAAAAGGTGTTTTTCTATATTTTGTTTTTATATGAGCGAACATAATTATATGTTTCGATTATATCGTTACCGGTTTCTTTTTAATCAGTCCGCGTTCCCACTTAGCGGCTAAAACCGCAGCAATATGTTCCGGTGATTGTTTTCGCCCCTTTAGCGCATGACCATACGTATTACCCTTATTACGCACCAATAAAATAGCATATTGTTCTGGCGACATTTTGAATGCCCGCGCCACTTCTTTCTGCTTATCGCTGTTTACTTTACCAGCTTGTGCTTTTGATATGGCCCTACGATGCTCTGGTGTAAGTTTATTCCCTTTTGCGTATTGGTTTCCTAAATTACGTTGGCGTAATTTTTCACATACAGCGAGGGGCATTGGACGACCTTTTTGGACGATGCTTAATGCCAAGCTATGTTTTTTCCTCAGCCATTCATACAGTTTATTCTTACGTCCTACTTTTGAAATAGTCATCATATACGCAGCAAAAGCTATTTTATGGTTTCCTGGGTACATTTTAACAAGCAGTTGATGCGCGATATAGTGTTCTGCACCGGTTAATAGTGCACGGTTTCCTGGCGTATCCTCTCCCCCTAAACATTTAGGAACAATATGGTGCCATTCAGTATATCCAGCAGGACGTAAACGTTCTTTAGCCCGCGTAATAAGTACTTCATAGTGTTTGGAATAGTTCATATTTGAAAACTTTGTGGGCTTTTAGCATCTATTAAATAAAGATTCATTTTAGCACGAGTAAGTGCAACATAAAAAACACGGCGTTCATCATCCGGGAAGCGCTGGTACCCCTGGAACGTCTTGTAGCTCATGTCCAACATCACCGTCACGTTGTCGGCCTCGCCGCCCTTGGCGCTGTGGATGGTGCCTATCTTCACCAGCGGCGGCGCATGGAGCTTGCGACCGGCCCGCAGCACGGCCAGGTAGTACTCGCGGACGTCCAGCGCGATGCCGTCTAATGCGTCGTGCCAGATGCCCTGCGCCAGTAGGCCGCATTTCTCCCGCAGGTGCTTATCATCGTACAACAGGTCATCCAAAAACGCCGTAGCGCCCTTGAACCCGCGCTGAACGCCGGTACCCGGACGCAGGCAGTCGTAGATCCGTTGTACCGCACCGCCCGATACCGATTCACCTCGTCGAAGGCGCTCCCAGTTGATAATAGCGAGGTAGTGCGCCTGATCCACCGACGGGATGCCACGGCGTCCTGTAAACACGACGCCGGAGCGCCGCAGCATCTCCTCCGCCTCATTCAGCATGTACCCATTACGCGCCAGGATCAGCCAGGTGCCCGGTGCCTCGAAGTCCATGGTCTCAAGATGCGGCAGGTGTTGAACCGAACCTTCCTCATTTCTGGCGCTCCACTTCTTTTGGAAGCGGTGCCCCACGCCCTCAATGACCCGCCGGGCGGTCTGGTAGACGGAGCGCGGCAGCCGGTAGGAGGTTTTTAGCACCTCCTGCTGGCCGCCGAGGTCTAAAAACTGTTCTACATCCGCCCCGCTCCATCTATATATCGCCTGATCGTCGTCACCGCCGATGAAGACGCGCTTCGCGGTGCTGAAAAGCTGCTGGCACACCTGCCATTGCAGGTTAGACAGGTCTTGCGCCTCATCAATCACCACCACGTCCACGTTGACCTGCTTCTTTTCCAGCAGCACCTGTTCCAGCATGTCCGTGAAGTCTAGTCGCCCGTGCTCCGCTTTGTATGAGGTCAGCGCTACGGAAAGGCGCTTCAGCGCGAACAGGTCGATATCCGGGTCGTTCAGCTGATGCCACTGCTCCTCTAGGCTGACGCAGCGATTGCGCGCCAGTTGCGTGACGAACAGCAACCGGTCACCTTCATTACCGCCCACCGGGAATCCTTCCTCCGGATTGATGTCATGTGCACCGAACGTGTACCCCAATTCATCACCCAATGATAAATAGTCTGTTCGTGACAAGACATCGCCCCGGCGTAGCCCAAGAAGCTGGAAGCAGAGGCTGTGCAGCGTGCGGAAGTAAGGCAGCTGCGTAGCCTCTAGCTTGAATTTTAATTTGGCACGGTCGGTCGCCTCCTCCACCGCCTTTTTGGTGAAGCTGACGTAGGCGATCTTGTTCGGCTGAACGCCGTTGATCAGCTCCTCCTCGACGATGCCAAGCAGCCGCGTGGTCTTACCGGTGCCCGGGGCCCCCAAAATCAATCGTTGGTTAGCGGCGATTTGCATGCTAGTTTGAAAAAACTTCAAAGGTAGCTGCAATAGCAAAAGGGACGGTAAATCCAGCCGCATTCCTATGTCCACCGCCACCGTATTTTTTGGCAATTTCGGAAACGTCTATGCCAGTATCAGTTGAGCGCAACCCGAATATCCGACCTTTCGGTGTATCCCAATAGCAGCCCGCGAACGGCTCTCCCTGCGCCATTTTGTGAGCTGCATCGGATACCAGCGTATAAGGAAGATTAGCAATAGGGACGTTATAACCGCCAATATTCATGCGCCGTTGAACCACATCAAGCAGTTCTGCGATGTCCTTAAAATGTTTTCGTTCTATGGCTTCACCTTCAATTGCCAACACAGCAGGATCACTTGCCATCAAACGATCCCAAACAGGAAATTCATACGGGTAGGAGAAAATATTCGCCTGAATCTCGCGCGTTTTCGGCAACGCGAAGCGCCACAGATCGCGATCCTCAACGTGCAGCAATACTGGCGGCGGCGCTTCATTAGGGAAGTAGTAATCCCATGCGATCTTGCTGCCAGCGCGTTCCATGTCGAAAACTACTTCTGCACCAAGAAGCCCGAGCAAATCTTCCGCAGCAGTCTTATGATGATCCAAGACCAGCACGGAGCTCGCTTCAGCGATGATTTTCTCCATGATTGGGCGCTTGTACGAAAAATCCACCAGCACCACATCGCGCCCAGCTACGTCAGGCGGTGGCATCTGATACACGCCAGCATGAAAATCCGTTGCATCTCCGAGCGCCCTACGGACAACCCAAGCACCCGAAAATCCATCAGCACAATTTCCATGATAAATACATAGTGTATCCATAGTGTATCCCTTCATCAAAAATCCGTATCTCGAGCAGTCTGCTCGAATTCTTCGGTTTGCCGCGCATATTCAGGAATTGACCAGCATTGGCAGCACCTGTTTTTTAAAGAAAATTGCTCGTGTTTCGCCCCGACCTTGCTGCGCAACAATGACCACGCCTTGCGCGGCGTTAGGTCTCTAAAGTTATGCTGGAGTAAATACCGCATCAAATCTTCTGACCGAAAGTAGTGCCGCCCGTTCTCCGTCCACGGCTTGCCCAGCAGCATTTCCTCCCGCACCCGTGCGGGGGCGCTGATGACGCAGAACTGCTCCAGGTGCCACATAAACCGTCCCTCAGGACTGGCTTCTTCAGGTGCCGCGATGATTTCAGCATCATCCAGCCGCTCTTGCACCAGCTTCTGCCACACCGCAGGCTTGACCGGCGGTGGCCAGCGGTTGATCCTGTCCACGCACGCCTGGGCGAATTTGCCCTGGCTCATCAGCTCCTCGGTTTCTAGTTCAAACCGCACGCCTTCCACGTCGATGATCCAGGTTGGCGGGCTGGTGCAGATCTTAACCAATCGACTGATGTTGACGGACGATTCTTGGTTGCCGTGCCCGATGCCGAACTCCCGCTGCATGCATAGCGCCTTGTTGCAGCACGATACGATCGGCGGGCTGGTGCAGGGGTAGAAGTAGTCCTTCCGCGAGAGCGAACTAACCAGCCCGCGGATCTCTCCCATGGGCAGCGGGGGTGAGATAAATGCCTGGTTCAGCTCATCCAGCTTGCCCTCCCAGCCCTCCTTGTATTTGAGCCTGGCATACACGCCCATGGCGAACATCCCCATGTTACGCGAACCTACGGCAATGCCCTGCCGTGCCAGCGTCTGGAGGCAGGGCGGCCCATCAGCAAAGTGTTCACCCGTGGCGCAGGATAGCGCCAGAAAGTCATGCGGGTCGCAGCGCAAGACAGTGGCGAGGTCAAGAAACTCTTCAGCCGTGAGGTCTTTGCCTTTGTATACTGCACAGCGCCGGGCATTGAAGTAAGGCATGTTGAGCCAGTTACCGGCATCGCGTTCGCTGGCGAGCTGCACCTGTTTCGGGTAGATTTCAACACCCGCATAGCCCAGCGCCCCGGCGATTTCACTCATCTTGGCGCGCATCATGCGGGCGTCAATCGGTTCTGTGACGTAGGCGGTGACGTGCACGCCACCCGATTTGGTGCGCAAACAAACCACCGGTAGCTTCAGGGCGCGGGTCTTTTCCTCCACCCCCTCCAGCAGCCCCTCATGGTACTCGTCAATGTCAATGGCACCCCAGCGGCACTGATTGTCTTCATTGATGGGTACGATGCCAAGTCCGATGGTACCGGACAGGTGATCGCGCCACATATCAAGCGTCGTCGGCTCAAACAGCGTAACCGCCTTGCCGCCCATCTTGCCCTTCTTGGCCGCATCAGCCCCCGTGATTTTGTAGGTGCCGTGCGCCCGCTGAAGTCCTCGGTAAAGCTCCTCAAATCGCGCTGATAAATCCGCCAATGCGTACCCCTTATGTTAATACCTACTCAAAAGCACGCTCACGAAAATTCTCGGCTTGCAACAAGACGTGCTTAAGGCTAGATACTTAGGCGCTTATTAATAGCCATGTAATTATCTAACTACTCTCTCGGGAGTTCCTAAAAGTTCACGTCGTCATCATCAGCACCGGGTTCGTACCCCGGGCCCGCCTAACTTGGGCTAGCCTGTGGTGCCTGCTCGCGCACCTCACCTGCTGCCACAGAATCGCGGAAGGCTTTGGCTTGACCGTATAAAGGCATTTCGGCCAACGGATTACCCGTCTCGATCTTCCAACCGAACCAACTACCCTTGTCGTTGGATTCTGGGATGGTGCTTAAATGATAAACGTGACTGAACATCGGCGGCGTGAAGATGGTGCCGTTTGTCCGGGTCATCTTGAGCCCGTTCATCTTGCTCATCCACTGGCGAGATTTTTTTATCTGCGTCGAGGCAAAACTGATGACCGCTGGGGTGAAGCCGCCCTTGCCGTCTAGCACCAGCACGTAGTGCGTGCGGGTATCGGCCAGGAGGTTGCCTTCGCTGTCGACCTGCTGGCCGTCGGCGTTGGTCTTGGCGGCCGCCACCTGAGGATCGCTAGGCATCAATTCACCCTTGAACCCGCCACCGCTGTCACGTGGAGCCCATTTTATAAAAGAACGCTTGTAATAACAGGGAATGACATCAACGCCATCGGTACCGTCCATGACCTGCTGCGTGACGGTGTTGAACAGGTGCCCTTCCTCTGCGCCCTTGATGTAAGCGCCATCCGACTTCTTGACCTGTGGGCTACCTGATTGCAGGATACCTAAGAACGGAATCGCGTAGGCCGAAGCATCCGCCTGTTCAAATCCCGATCCGGCATCCTCTTCATACATGCCAGCGAGGGATAGTTCGGTACCTGGTTTCTGTGTTACTTGGGTCTTGCTCATTTTATTTCTCCTTAAAATGCCGTGCCTGTTTAGCGTCCGCACAGCTCATGACGTTTACTATTTGATGATCGCCTTGGTAAAAGGCACCACGCCAAACAACTCAAATGGGACGTTGGTACCCTTGGCGAGCTGTTCCTTGATCAGCGCCTTGAGCGTTTGTGGATGCACGGACATCTTTTGATCCGCTAGCTGGCGCCAATGGTGCTCGGTCAGGATGCGAAGAAGCTCGTTCGCCTGCTCGTCCTCGCCCTTGCCGAAGGCCACCGTGACCGCGTTCTTGATGACGTCACCCAGACCTTGGTTGCGTAACCAGCCAAGGGCTTGGTCAAGCCTATCCTTAGGGATGCTGGCAAAGATGTCCTCTTTGATGCTGACCTTTTCACCTGACGGCAGGGTGATGGATGACACCCCAGCTTGCGCCATCGCGTTGGGCAGGTCGATCTCCTGCACCTGACGAAGACGATCGGCTACGTCTTTCAGCAGCAGCTCGGCTTCTGTTACTTTCTTCTGCCAAAAGAGCTGGTTCGCTGCTAGCGCAGCGATCTCGGATATTTCTGAATTGGTCGGCATTGCGTCCATACATTTCTCCTATTTCTAAGTACTAATTATAAGCTTAAATTGCCCCGCCCGTTACGTCTATTTGGATGCACAGGTAACGCCCTTCCTGCCTGTCCCAGCGCAGCACCTTCATCCGTCCGTTGTTGACGGACGCTGCGATCGCTCCGGCGATCATCATGGCGGATGGATCACCAACAGGAAGCAGATAATCATCATCGCTAAAATCCGCAAGCTTGTCGCGCATGGTACGCACTGTCGGCACGCTGCTAATGAGCGAGTTGCCGGCAGGGATCAGCACGGTCAGTTCACCGAATTCTGAGGCGGGAGTCAAATTAAATTTACTTCGCATCCCGCCACCTTCGGTTTTCTCGTACGGTTCATTCGTTACGAATACTCTACTCATGGTGGGGTACCTTCTTATCAGACCAAATATATGGAGAGTACACGCTAGTACGATCCTGTAGCATCATTACAAAGTCTGGTTCAGCAGTATCGTAATCAGGAACATATTTACGCACTAAAAGTTTAAATTCAGCAAGAAATTCATCCGCTTTATCTAGCTTCTCATCTAGGGTCATTTTAGCCATTCAGTCACCTCATCTCCGGTTATTAGTGCAGCGACGTCTTTTTTGCTGCGCAGCGCTGCTATTATCTTACTGTCCACGGTACCGGGAACTTCTAAATCTATGATCAGGGTGCCGGTCTTTTTTTCAAGGTTTTCAGCCCGATCTTCCGACTGGATGCGGTGGTATAACGAAAAATCGTTTGAATGGTAGCAGATAATATCAGCAGCATGCAAGGGCAAGCCAACCCCGCCAGCTCCCTGCTGCCCCACAAAGTACTGATACCGCCCTGCTTGGAATCCATTTTTTGCCTCTTCTCTTTCATCAGTCCCGATATCGCCCCAGTACCGTGCCACCAGCTTACCAGTTGTCTTTTCCAGCAGGTTGGCGATCTGGTGCAGATCAGATCGGAATCGCGCCCAGAATACGATGTTGGCGTCCGGGTACTCTTCAATGATCTGCAGGATTGCCTGCAAGCGTGGATTGTCCTCGAGCTTATCAAACATACTACGATTGCTTTCCTCCCCGCTCAACTGCTTTGGGATTAGCCCGCACAGGAGGCGTTGGTAGTACATCACCGCACTCATTTTCTCCACCGGCTCGGGCGTCTTACCCGTGCGCAACAGGTCAAGGTAGTACTCGACCTGCTTCCTGTGCTCAGGTGGGTATTCCACCTCCCAGCGTTTAGGTATCTTCTGCGGCATGTCCCCGCATTCCGCCCGCGTAACGCGGTAGCAGCACTTATCCACCCACTCCTTCAACTCCGCCAGGTTCTTGTACGCCGGGCTGCCGTCGGCGTTGCTGGCGAGGATCTGCGGTGCCCAGCGGGAACCGGTCTTGCGCATGATGCTCTGTACCAATGCGCTGCTGGCCGGCAAAAAGTCCGCGTAACGGTGACGAAAGGCCACGTAGGACTGCACCGGCACCGCATAGTCATCCAGGAACAGGAGTTGGCTGTACACATCCAATGGGCTTTGTGTAACAATCGTGCCATTTAATATACGCCGATATTTAGCGTAATCCCGGAGCTTCATAACATTTTTTACTGTGATAGCACTAGGATTTTTAATACGGGTACTTTCATCGATCACCCAAAGGCAGTCTGTACTTTGCAGGAACCGTTTAGCAAATTCAAATCCTTTTCGTGTTCCTATTGCTTCGATGTTCATCGATAGAATACGTAGATGTTCCCCACGGTCAAATAATTTTTCTAATGCTTCTAAATTCTTTTTAGTAGCTGCATTTGACCAAACAGCGGTATAGCGCTCAGTCCAATCTGGCAGGTGCTGAAAAATTTCATCGCTGACCCAATTTCTTTGAACTCCCGATGGCGCTAAAATAAATAAAGAGTTGATGCGCCCCATTGCATGTAATTGCGCTGCCGTATCACAGATAATTTTACTTTTTCCGGTCCGTTGTTCAAGCAATAGGCCAAAGTATGGACGGTCCCACGTATCTTCAAAAATACGTTTTTGATGGGCATACGGAGTGGTTTTGTATTGAAAATCCATTACCCGATCAACCTCTGGTTACGTGCAATCGTTGCCACGCGCTTTTCTGCGGCAGCAGCTACTTGTTCCGGTGTTCTCCGTTGCTTGGCATCACTTAATTTTTTTCTGTGAATTTCTGATAGGGGTCGACCGAGCAATTTTAAATTGGGAACACCTACCTTAGATGCAACCATGCGAGCGATGCTCTCGTCTGATAGCCGCTTCCCATACATGGGATTTCCACTTCCTGAATTTAGTTTGGATAAAATTGCTTTATGCTTTGGCGTACATTTCTTACCAAGATGCGCCTGCCTATTTTTTTCGTTCGATGCAGGAGTGTGCTTCCGTCCAGTAGCTAACAAACTCATTTTAGCGCGTATTTCTAGTGTTAACCCAGCGCTAATTTTAGCCCTGGCAGCAACAGAATGCAGTTTACCAAACATGGGGTTCTTTTCGCCGGACATGGCGATTCGCATCTTTTCGATATGCTGCGGGGAATGTTTTGTTCCTAAATTAAGTTCACGCATGGCTTCTGCATGACGCTGTTTTATCCAGGCGTATACTTTGTTATTGCGTTGCGCTAACTTATTTGTAAGCATAAACAACGCAACGCGCAACTTTGGCTTGCATGGGTACATCTTCACCAGCAACTGATGTGCTACGTAGTGCTCTTCTGCTGTTAAAACGGCGATGTTCAAGGAAGCGTTACTACCCCCCATACACCTCGGAATAATATGGTGTCGCTCAGTATATCCATCAGGACGTGTACGGTTCTGCGCCCTAGTAATCAGTCGAGCATAATGGCTTTTATAGTCCATCAGCGCCCAAGCACATCGCGTTCATAGGCAGCTTTCTCGCCCGGTCGCCACTCACGACTGGCCCATAGCCCGTTGCCGGTCGGGTACCAAACGCGATTCGGAGCACCGCAAGATATTCTTTTCATGTGACCTCTTTCTAAAATTCTTATGCTAATTATAAAGCAAAGCAGCCCATCTTAAAATAATTTTTATTCCGTCGCCGTTTGCTTTATAATTATTACATCGAAATTGCATTCGATCAGAAATAGGAGAAACGAAATGATATTAGTAAATGGTAAGCCAGTTGATTATTCAACCTTGCCAGAAAGCGCCCAAGGCACCATGCAACGTTATATTGAGCATGGCATCCCGCCAGGAAGCTTTATGGAAGCAGTCCTGTCCAATGACCTGAAACAAACTTGCGAGCGGGCTGATTTCTTCAATCGTTATCTGTTATTTGAATATGTCCAGTGGCTTTATAACTATGCCCCGCAGAATTGTTTCGGTAGTTGTGAAAACTATAGGGACTGGTTAAACAGCTTCAATACAAAAGAGGCCACACTATGAAATACTTATTCATCGGACTGTGCATCAGCGTGGTTTGGGCCTTGGTCGTTGTATATGCCGGAGCTGCATGATGAGCTACACCGACTGGAGCAGTATCCTGCTGTTCGCCGCCCTTTTCCTGTCCATTTACCTGATATGGAGTGTAAAACATGGACACTAACAAAATCATTTTGAACTGGATAAACTTTTGCGGTCTGAAGCCTGCCGCCGTGCTGGCTCATAACGCAGGCATCGAGTTCGAGCATTTCTACTTGGTAGCGTTTGGGCGGTATCCGAGATGATTTGATTAGGAGATATGGAAATGAAAAAAGTCACCAAACTGGATTGTTGCGGTTGCCAGAATAATTTCTACAACGGTAACAACGCATATGGCATCAAAGAATGTTGGTCATTCAAGACGGCTACGCTTGTTAAGCGCCTACAAATTCATGTTGACCAAGCGCCTCCTTATTTGCACGTCAAGCCTGAGATGGTGCCGAATTGTAAGCGTGTCGAACGATATGTGATGGTTAAGCCTGAAAATATCACGAAACAGGGATTTTGGGCATGAACACCCCAGACCACGAACAGGCCATAACTGATGCCAAGGAATGGCTTAGGAAATATGAAGCCGGAGAATTTACCTCTGAGGAAATGAGCAAGATGTGGATTGATATTCACGAATCCAACAAAGCTAACGGGTTTAGTAACGACTAAGGAGATCAGCATGATAACGATTGAAGGCTGGATTTACGGCCAAAAAGATTGGGACGGTACTTATTGGTACACCTTTTTTAGTGGTAGTGGGTTTGATATGCCTAGTTACTTCAAAGTTTGTCCTTTCGTCATCAATGCAGAATTACCGGCAAATCACGATAACTATTCCGCACAGCTTGAAACTCTGAAAGCCAACAAGCAGCGCGTACTGGCTGAGAATGAAATGCGCGAGCAAAAGGCCGAGGAGTTTATTCAGCAGCACCTAGCGATAGAAAACAAGATGGAGGCTGCATGAGTACTGTATCTAAAGAAATTGCTGATCGCATTATTGCTGGCGAATATCCAACAGATCATGCAGTAAAGATTGTTGAATATGACAATAACTGGAATGGCGTTGGCTACGGCGTGATATTCCGTGGAGGGGATCCGGATACCTATGAAGAAAGTGATTTTGTCCACAACCCTCGCGTGTATTGGATTGCGCCATGAACAAGCCACTCATAGAACGTTCCGGAGACCGGCGCAAGCTCTGCGAAATCCCCGATGTAGCCGCGTTCAGGATTAAACAACTTGAGCGCCAGCGGGATGAGCTTCTGGCAGCTTTGAGAGAGGCAATGGGATGGAATTGGCTGGATGATGATATGCCAGCAGATGTTAGTGGAGAGTTTGAATCACTCATCGCCAGAATCGAGGCCGGCCATGATTGACTACAAACCAAAATCTCAGTACCAGCCCGGATATTTGGCTGGGGTCATTATCGGAGCGCTCTTTGTTGCCGCGCTATGGTTCTTCGTCTCTGCGAAAGGATTCTAAATGTTAAACACCACACAAGTACAAGCCCTTATCGCACAGCACGAACAGAATCTACTGGTCGAGAAGTACGCCCGTATCGTTGCTTATTTCCAAAGGTATCCGCTGCGTCCGGTAATCAGGCGGGCGAAGGCAAAATGATCCGCGTTCTCATTCCCGACATGCCCAACCACGTCGACCTGCTGCCCTACCTGCGACGCATGGACGAGAGCCGGGTCTACGTCAACCATGGGCCGCTGGTGCAGGAGCTGGAAGCACGGTTGGAACAGATCACCGGCGTGCCCTGCGTCACGGTTTCGAGCGGCACAATCGCGTTGGAGCTGGCGCTTCAGGCGACAGAGGAGAATATGGTCTATGTGCCAGCGCTTACCTTTAGCGCTACAGGGTTGGCTGCGCAACGCCTTGGTTATGGTGTTGTGCTGTTTGACGTAAACTCTGATACCTGGCAACTTAAGCCGGGCGACATTCGCTTGAGCGATTGGAACAGGGGCGTGGTCATGCCTGTCGCTGCTTTTGGTTGTCCAGTGGACATCGACCAGTGGGAAGGATTCGGATTTGAGATGCCGGTCATCATCGACGCCGCCGGAGCCTTCCCAGCGCAGTCTGTCAGCAAGGATCCGAACATCACCACGTGCTTCTCGCTGCATGCGACCAAGTTCATCGGCTGCGGCGAGGGAGGCTTTGTGGCCAGCAACAACCCGGAGCTTATCGCCAAGGTGCGCGACCTGTCCATGTTCGGCGAAGACGGCACCAATGCCAAAATGAGCGAGTATCACGCGGCTGTCGCGCTGGCTAGTCTGGATCGGATGGGCGAAAAGCATAAACGAACGCATCATGTTGCACAATGGTACAGGGACAGCTTAGATAGTTGGGCAGATGTTTCTTGTCAGTCAACCATGCTGAATATCCTGCTGCCGCTGCCAGCTGCCGAAGTAATCCCAAAGATGTTAGCAGCTGGCATCGAAACCAAGCAATGGTATCGCCCGTACCTGGACGAACGTACTGAGTTTGGTGCGTATCAGTATGGACGCTTACCCGTAACCGATCACCTGCGCACCCATCTCTTGGGCTTGCCGTTCCATAATTTCTTGACGCAGCAAGACGTCACGCATGTCTGCGATACCTTGAGGAGCATTTTGAAATGAATAACGCGATGCGGGAAGCGTTTAATAAAAGGTGGAAAAGGAATGTTGAGGTTCCAAAACTTCCTTGTGACGAGCCGATTTTGAATAAAATGAAAGTTGAATTCGAAGCTGGCTGGCAAGCAGCCCTAGCATATCAATCCGATCGGGCTGAGTTAAATCGGAGTAAACTTTGAAACTCCTCGTGACCGGCTGCTGCGGCTTCATCGGCAGCCACTTCGTAAAGCACGCCATCAAGCTTGGACATGAGGTGATCGGGATTGATTTATTGACCTATGCCGGACGAAGTAAAAACATACCCGAACTTAATCGAGGCTTGCTGGATGGCGGTCGGCTGTTGGTAGGAGATATATGCGACGCAGAATTTGTGCATGCTGTAGTGGACTGGCATCAGCCAGACGCCGTAATCCATCTCGCTGCTGAATCGCACGTCGCCCGCAGTATCGAAAGTCGCGACGAGTTCCTGCGCACCAACGTCATGGGCACCAACACGCTGCTGGAAGCGTGCTTAAAATACTGGCGTGGTGGCATACCGCTGGAAATAGGCGGTGAGTTTCCTGTAGTCAGCCAGTTCCGTTTCCTTTACGTCTCCACCGATGAGGTCTACGGCTCGTTGCAACCGAACGAACCGCCTTGGACGGAGCTATCACCCTACGCCCCGAACAACGCCTACGCCGCCAGCAAGGCCGCTGGCGATCACCTCGTGCGTGCCTATCACAAGACCTACGGCCTGCCGACCATCATCACCCACAGCGCCAACAACTACGGCACCCGGCAGCACCCCGAGAAACTGATCCCAACATTGATCCGGCAACTGATGCATAATGAATCAATGACGCTGCATGGCGACGGCATGAACATCCGCGATTGGCTGCATGTCTCTGACCACTGCCGTGGGTTGATGGCCGCGTTGACCTACGGCCGTCCAGGCACGGTTTACAATTTTGGCGGGGAGTGCGAGCGCACCAACCTGCGGATTGCCACGACAATAGCCCGCGTTATGAGTAAATCGGCAAATATCGAGATGATGCTCGACCGCGCCGGTAACGATGCCCGCTACGCCACCAACAACAGCCATGTGCGGCAAGCGCTAGGTTGGGAGCCTGGGCCATCCATCGAGCATCGCATCGCGGATGTCGTGCAGTGGTACATCAATAATCCGGATTATGGAGATGAGTATGGCAGCTAAATATCGTAAAAAACCAATTGTAATTGAAGCATATAAATTCAATCCGGCTGAAAAGGCTGAATATATCATCATTTTGGAGCATGCAGATGGCGGCACTGGAATTGACAATAAATGGGGGATAGCAACTCTTGAAGGTTTGATGGAGGTCAGATTGGGTGATTGGGTGATTACTGGTGTTAAGGGTGAGCACTATCCTTGCAAGTCTGATATTTTCGAGATGACATATGAGTTGGCAGCTGAATCGAATCCGCCTCCCCCGCCAGATACAGGCGGCATCACGAAGAAAGGGTTGTGATGAAGAAAAAACCACATCCAGTAACGCAAATCACAAACGTGCAGCTCGAGACCTTCGAGAAGGCAGTCTATTCGCACGACTATGAGGAAGCTAGCCGGTTGCTGCTGGATAGTCTGCGTAAGCTGCGGGCTGGCGCAGAATTTATCGGCTATCCCGTTGATCCAAACACCAAAGCAATCCTCTATACCCGCTTCTGTGCCGCGATGTTCGCGTTGCTGGCTGATCCAGATTACCGTTTGTCGATAGAGGGCTACAGTGCGCTGGCGGCGGAGCACGCCATCATTGACCTGCTGTTTCGCTGCTCGGCGTTCGGCAACAGTGACCACATGATGCCGCAGATGAGCGCTGATCCGACTGAGAAGGATCAGACCAAGATCAAGTTCAAGGACAGTGCTGGGTTGGCCAAGTACATGCTGACCTACTCCATGCGTTCGGGTTTCCTGATGAACTTTGAGGAAGCTTTCAAGAAAAGCCCGCAGGTGATGTTCCCGCTGTACGTGGGTTTCTTGACCAGCATGGTGGCGTTGTCGCAGACCGCGCACGACCGGCGCGAGTTGCTGCTCGGCATGGCGCATGTGTTTAAAGACATCTCACTCACTGATCAGCTCATCTCCTCCATGTCGGATGCTTACATGTACTGCTCCTACGGGCAACGCCCAGACAAGCATGATTTCAAAGGGTTGGTGCATGACCTCTATTCAAAGATGATGCATGCTAACGGGTTCACCGTTCCGAAGTTTGCCAAACGGACAAAAGGTAAGCCTGTGATCCTGGTGCCGGTTGAATGGTTCACGTCGTTGCATGCGATGTATCGCTGCTACGCACCGGTCATCCGGCAGCTCCGCACCAAGTTCAAGGTCATCGGGATGGGACGCCCGCACGCTATTGACAAGGATTCCAAGAAGGAGTTCGACGGTTGGATTGAGGTGCCCGAAGAGAACATCGCCTTGAGCACGCTGGTCGAACAGATCAAGCAGGTGAAGCCCGACATTATCTATTACCCCTCGCTGGGCATGGACTTGATCTGGGTAGCACTGGCCTCAGTGCGCCTGGCACCGATTCAGATGATGACGCTGGGGCACCCTGCTTCCAGCCATTCCATGGAGATTGATTATGTGGTGTGTGAAGAAGGCGACATTGGCGATGTATCACTATTCACGGAACAAATTATTGCGTTGCCACACGGCGCATTATTCCGCTTCGTCATGCGCCTGGATGCGGATCTACCCGAACCAACCGTTCAGGAGAATCCAGAAGTCATCAAAATCGCCATACCCGCGATGGTGCTTAAGCTCAACGCCACGTTCCTTGCGACCCTTAAAGAGATTCAGGAAAAATCACAACGTCCGGTGGAGTTTCACTTCTGGCCGAACATGATCACCACCGTGCTGCTGCAAACCGCTCGTGAAATCCGCGAATACTTGCCAGGAGCCTTTACCTATGAACGTAACCAGTATAACGATTACATCCGCCAGGTGCAGAAGTGCCACATTCAGCTCGGCACATTCCCGTTCGGCGGCACCAACAGCAACGTGGACGCTATGCTGCTCGGTATGCCGATGGTGGTGATGGAAGGCGCGGAGCCGCATGCCACCTGCGACGCCAAGATGCTGCGCCGTGCGGGCATGCCGGAATGGCTGATCGCGCATGACCGCGATGAATACGTCGAGGCTGCCGTGCGGCTGATTGAGAACGATGACGAGCGGGTATGTTTGAGTCATTACCTGATCGATGAGGCCGACATCAAGGGCAAGTTCCTGAGTGCTCCGCCGGACGCGTTGAAGACCGCTTTTGTTGATGCTGTGTGGAAGCTGTATGAGGAGGCACGATGAAAAGAATAAACCAATTGATACGGGATTCGGTTCGTATGTACTTTGCTCCGCTTGTTGAAACATTCAAAGCGTTACGCAAATGGATCAGCAGGAGTTGGAAATGAGTAAGCCACTCATCATCTTCGGCACGGGCAGCATGGCACGGGTACTGCATTCTTTCGTGCGGCACCAATACAAGGTAGTTGCGTTTTGTTGCGATGATGATTTTCTCGCGGATCAGTTCGCTGTTCCTGATATACCACAAATTCAGCACAGCACTCTAGTTTGGAAGTATAAACCAAAGGACCACTGCATGGCAATTGCCTGCGGTTATCACCAGATGAACCGCATACGTCAAGCGCGGTTCGAAGAATTTAAAAATGCAGGGTACGAGATGGTGGGCTACGTCAATTGTGTGATCTTTCCGCATCTCGGAATAGCCCTCGGAGTCGGAGTCGTGATCTACGACGGCGTCGCGCTTCACGCCGGAGCATCTGTCCGGGACAACGCGTTCATCAGCAGCAATGTCTCTGTCGGGCATGACTGCGTGATCGGTGCGCATGCCTGGATCAATTCCGGCGTTACGTTGGGTGGTAACGTATGGGTTGGAGAACGGTGCGTCCTGGGGATGAACGCCACAATCGCGCAAGGCGTCAAACTTGGTGAAGCGACCTTCGTCGGGGCGAATACCTTGGTGACGCACGACACCTTGCCGAACAGCGTGATTGTTTCCGAGCATGGACAGGTGATCGATATGGATAGCGAACGCTTTTTGAAGTTAACGGGGCAGCCATGAACGAAGAGCTAAATATTGGTGATTTGGTAGTTGTGGTGAAGAACATATCTAAATTCAATAAGCGGTATGACTGTTACATCGGATTGATAGATACGGTGCAGGCTAAACTAGGCAGACAAATCTGCTGGGATGGTCCTAGAAGGCGGACACTAGGTGCTGTTTACATACTAGTTTCTGTGTCTAACGATCTCTGTTTTGCGCGTGAAGAGCTGAAAAAGATTAAGCCCCTAAAAGAAAAACAAGAACAAACTACCGAACTTTTGGAGGTTGCATGAAAAAAGGAATGTGCGCACACTGGACACCACAGGGTTGCGCCCCTGCTGTGCTGTTCAGAGGGACGACGAAATTCTGGTTGTTCCATTCGGTCACGTGGCCGATACGGAAGATTATGGGACGGTTATGAAAACCATCAGCGAATTGTTCTTTGAGCAAGCGCAGCGTCAGCCGCACAAAATCGCGCTGATCCTGGGTACCCGCACCATAACCTACGCTGGGTTGCTGGTGATGGTGGAGCAGCAGCGCGTCATCCTGCGTACGATCGGCTTTACGCGAGGCGATCACCTATTGACACAGCTCAAGAATGACATCGACTTCATCGTTATCCTGCTGGCTGCGGCTGACGCGGGACTGACGGTGGTGCCCTTGAATCCTGCCATGCCCCGCGCTGCGGTAGAGAATATGGCGATAGCTACCGACAGCACCTATCTCATCAGCGAAGGGTTCGAGGAAAACTCCCCGCGCTCCGGATTGAAATTTACCGGACAGCCAGATGACCTCTTCCTGCTGATCACCACCAGCGGCTCGACAGGCGATCCAAAGCCGATCATGCTGAAGCAAGCGACGAAACTGCGGAGGGTTATCGCGCTGATTGAACTGTACGAGATCACCGAGGACGATATAACGCTAATCAGCACGCCGATGTACCACTCGATGGGCATGCGCGTCGCGCTGGCGAGCCTACTGACCGGAGGCACCTTGGTGCTGATGAAAGGGTGGTCAGTTGGCGAATGGATCCGCTTGGTGGCGCAGCATCGAGTGACCTTTGCTGTTCCTGTGGCTTCGCAGATCAAGCAAATCGCGCTATCTACTTTGACCATAAAATACAACCTAGTTTCATTACGCTGTTTGGTATTTTCATCGGCAGCATTGGAAGCTAACATCAAGCAATTTATGCGGGCACAGATAGGTTGCCCCCTCCACGAATGCTATGGCACCACGGAGGTCGCGATCGTGACTAGCGGTAGTTCAGACCATGCTGATTATGGTGTTGCCCCTGCCGCTTCTTGTGGGCTTTCAACCCTTGGCGTTGGCGTTGCCACAAATGACGAAGGCGAAATTCTGGTCTCTACATATTTGCTTTTTGACGGTTACTACAATCTACCAGAGTTGACTGCTGCTACTATGGAATACGGATTTTTCAAAACAGGAGATCTTGGTCGGCTAGACCACCTTGGAAACTTATTCTATCTCGGGCGCATCAAGGAACTGATCAACGTTGGCGGCACCAAGGTCTATCCGCTGGACGTCGAGGCCGTGCTGAATCAGCACCCGGACATCGAGGAGTGTGCTGCCTTCCCGCAGGTAGACGAAACGCTGGGCGAGGCGGTCGCGATAGCGGTGGTCGCCAAGGAGGGGTTGCTGTTGGACCTGCGTAGTCTTCAGAAGTTCTGCCTGCCGCACCTGACTGACGAGCAACTACCCCGCGCCATGCATCAGGTGCTGGCGCTGCCTAAGACGGATTCGGGAAAGCTTCAACGCGTTAAACTACAGGAGATGTTTAAATGACTCCGTTGAAACTCGGCTTCATCGGCGGAGGCATCAACAGCGCCGTAGGTCGGGCGCACTACTCCGCTTGCCGCATGGATGGCCGGTTCGAGGTGGTGGCTGGGTGCTTTTCGCGAGACAAAGCTAACAACGTCGCAACAGGCAAGGTGTTTAATGCATACGTTTTTGATAAAGTGGAATGGATGCTTGAAATGCGTAGTTTGATAGATGCAGTTGTCGTACTCACACCTACGCCGTCACACTTTGAAATTGTCCGCGATTGCCTGATGACTGGCGTCCCTGTGATCTGCGAGAAGGCACTGACTGCAACCTCAAAACAAGCAGCGGATTTGATTGAGTTTCAATGGGAAAAACGATATTCTGTTCCGGGTGATACTAGCGCAAGATTTCTCGCCGTGACGTACAACTACACCGGCTACCCGATGGTGCGCGAACTGCGTGATATTGTACAGACCGGAGCACTCGGCAAGATCATCAGCATCCAAGCCGAGATGCCGCAGGAAGGCTATCTGCGCATGGACGCTCATCCGCAAAACTGGCGATTAGAGGATGGTCGGATACCTGGCGTGCACCTTGACCTTGGCACCCATCTGCATCACATGATCTACTTTTTGACGGGGCAGCACCCAAAAGCGGTATTAGCGCATCAGCAGAAGAGAAGCGAATTCGGGGTGGTCGATGAGGTGAATTGCCTGGCTGAGTATGAAGGATTCAATGCTAATCTGTGGTTTGGCAAAACGGCTCTTGGCCATCGCAATGGCCTACGCATCAGGATATACGGCACACAAGGATTAGCAGAGTGGCATCAGATGAACCCGGAGGATTTGCAACGAGCGATGCCTAGTGGCAATCGCTTTACTGAGGATCGGTCATCAATCGGCGTACGCATCGCCAACCATCAGCGCTACCAACGCTTCAAGGCAGGACACCCCCAAGGCTGGCTAGAGGCGTTAGCTAATTTATATACTGATCTTGCTGATACGTTAGAACTGCATAAATCTGGCATTAGCATCGTGGAATCGTCTCAGAGAGGAACTATACCTGAATTGTACGGCGCCGAAGTCGCTCACGCAGGACTTGTGATGATGGAGAATATGGTTAAATCAGCGAAGGAGCGGAGATGGGTCTGATCCGCGTCTTCCTGTTGAGTCGGCTTGGGCTGCCTGATTCTGTGCTAGACAGTTACGACTACCGCGCTGGTGGGGACGTGGACTCCATCGAGTTCGTGCGGTTCATCTTGGAAATTGAAAAAGATTTCGGTGTTGCTCTGACTGATGCGGATATCGAGTCGCCTGGAGTCAGCACCATCGGTGGATTGGTTGCTATTATTGAAAGGTTAACAGCATGAAATTTTCCATCATCATCCCAGCGTATAACGCTGCTGAAACGATCGAAACTTGCCTGCGCAGCTGCGCCTTTGAACCGGACACCGAGGTCGTTGTCTCGGTAGAGGACAACTGTACGGACGGCACCTGGGACGTTATCCAGGCATTAAGCTTTCCTTCTGTTACTCATATGATGGAGCGTTGGCCAAACCACGAACGCAAATACCAACCTCATGGCCCAGGCGTTATGCGCAATGCTGCGTTGAACGTGGCCAGAGGCGACTGGATCATCTTCTTGGACGCTGACGATCAGCTGGCTCCTGGTGCCTTGCAGAAGTTGAGCGATTTCATCAACGCACATCCGGACGTTGACACCATCGGCTACGACTGGGCGTGGGCGCACGACCCGACCGTCAATCAGCGCAAGGACGGCAAGTATCTGTCACTGAAAAAGAACGCGATGCTGAAGGAATATCTTAGTCTGCACATGGATGGTAGCGTGATCTTTACGGCGATACGGAACGAGTTTCTTCGTTTTCGCGGCGGGTTGCACGAAGATGTGCCTTTTCTGTTCAACGTGTATCAATTGGCACATAAGGTTGCATATCTGCCTGAAATTCTTTATTACAAGACAAATTGGCCTGATTCAATCGTCAATACTATTTCACAAGCGCATATCGATGGTTTTATCGCCGCTTGGGGAGAAATAGGCCGTCACGTTCAGGGAACAGATTTATGGCAGGACTACGAGATCGGGATCATCGGGGTAGTCGCGACGCGGGTGCGAGAGATTTACCGTAAGGCTGAGAATAAAAATTTGTTGTATCAGCACTTTTTCAATGTTCTGCCTGTCGACTGGAAACGCATCTGTGCTGAAAGCACGCTCGACACTCAATACGCAAAAATCGCCAAGCTATTCGCCAATGGCAATCCAGCGATAAATTTGGTCAGCGGTGTTGATGTTACCTTATTCAAAAAGACCTGGAGCTGCGTCGATCTGCAAGGCAGCCTGTTCCTGGCGCCAGGAGAGGTGAGGACATGCTGTAAACGGTTTTTTGTAGACTGTGAGATCAGGGGTGACGTGAAGTTGGTGGACGCGGAGCACGTCTCTGTCGAGAACATTCTGGCAGCCAAGCAGGAGTTGATCGACGGCATCAACAAGGGCGAGCCAACTCCCTGTTCCGGATGTCCATTCATGGAATTTAAGGAATGGGAACCTGTCTCGCCGCTCAAGATCAAATACCTCTCGTTGGAACACCATTCGGTGTGCAACATGCGCTGCAGTTACTGCGATGATACATACTACGGCGGGAAGCAGGCGGAGTATGACGTCACTACGTTAATAAATGAACTGCTGAACGACGGTGCTGACATGAAGCCTATCTGGGATGGCAAGAAACAGCTAAGTCACACCAACCTGCTTGGTGCGTTAGAGGGCTGTAGGACCATCGTTTGGGGCGGAGGTGAGCCAACGGTAGGCAAAGACTTTGAAAAGCTCGCTACGGCGCTTAAAATAGCGTTACCGCTGGTGAAGCAGCGCATCCTCACCAACGCTTTGAAGTATTCTCCACTAGTCCAGAAGCTTTTGAATGATGATACGGCAACGATCGTCACTTCCGTCGATGCGGGCACGCAGGAGACCTTCACCAAGGTGCGCGGCATGGGCAAGTTGGAAACTGTGCTGAAGAATCTTCAAAGTTATGCGTATGACAACCCACAGGCTGTGACCATCAAATACATCCTGACCGAGGACAATTATGCTCGCGCAGAGATTGAAGCTTACGTTGATTTGATTGAAGAATACCAGCTTACGAGGTGCAATTTCCAGATCAGTTGTGATTTCAAGCAATCTGTGGCCACCGTTGGGCAGGCCAGAGCTGCATTGCGCCTACATTACGGGTTAAGACTTTATTGCAAGGTCATCTTCTTTGACGATCTGCTGATGCAGCGCTTGGTTGAAACGGACACCATAAGCATGTCCGGCATCGAATCGCCGGATGACTACCCTGACGGCATTGTGCTGTTCGGCACGGGCGCGATGACCGACTGGATGCTGGAGCATTCGATGTTTTTGACGCATGTCAAGATCGTGGCGCGTGAACACGTTCTATTCATTGGCATTCAAGAACTGCCCGTGCTGATCACAGGCTCGCAGAGTTATCCGGAGACCTACCGTCGAGCGCTGGCGATGGGTGTGCCAGAAGAATTGATCATTCGAGGAGTAGTGTTATGACCACGCTGATATTTCCCGCCGTCAATCAGGCCGCTGTGGAGTACATAGAAGCAGCCGAAGAACGTGGCGAAGACATCATCTGCGCATCGTCAGACAATCGGCTGAACACGTGGCGGTTGTCCGCTATTCACAACAAAGAGTTTGCTAACGATTTTATCGTGTTTAGAGAGCAGTATGACATCACGCATATTTTCTGTCCCGTCGCCAGCGTCCATTCATTTATGCAAAAGTTCATCGCTGATTACGGACTGGACATCCAACTCATCGGCAAGTCGCCCATCCAGCAGGAACTCGACCGGCACAAAGCGCTGATGAAACGCGCAGCGTTGCTCGCACCAACGGCTAAGCTGCCCGTGATCGAGGTCGCTAGCATTCTGCGCCAGGCGTTTAACATCTATGGAGAATCGAACGATGAGAAGTTGGCAGCGATGATGGGCATCTTCGCAGACATGCCAAATGGGGACGTGGTGGAGATCGGGTGTCTTGCTGGGCGGTCGGCGTTTGTGCTGATGTGGCTGGCTGGCCGGTATAGCATCGGCGCACAACTAACAGTCGATCCGTGGTCGGCGGCGGAAGGCGCACAAAAAGATTCGCCTCCGCTGCTGACAGAAATGTCGAACGCGTGGGACTGGGACGCCTTGGCGGAGATTTTCTATGTCAACACGTTCTGTTTTATGCGTCATGCCCACTTACGTTTGGCGTCAGAAGACGCATACGATCGATACTTAACTTCACCGATGCTTTCGCATATTCAATTTGCCAAGAGCATCGCGGTCATCCACATCGACGGCAATCATGACTACGCCAGCGTCAAGCAAGATTGTGATCTGTGGTTGACACGAATGGCGCCGGGCGGTTGGCTGATACTGGACGACTACGTGTGGGTGCACGGCGACGGGCCATGCCGGGCAGGGGATGAGTTGCTGCTGGAAAAAGCCGACAGCATCGCGCAGCACTTCGAGTGCGGCAAGGCGCTGTTCGTGCAGTTTAAATAGGAGATCGATATGACTGACTTATGCGACAGACTACTTCAAGCAAAGATTGCAGAGCTTGAGCGCGAGAGGGATGAGTTATTGGCTGCCGCAGAGGCAAGGATACAGGAGCCTGGAAGTTGGATATGTTGGTTAATTGAACGCAACTCGATGTTTGGTGTTGAATGGTTCGCTGGTGAGTGTGGATGGGTTAAAGAGGCAATTAACGCAATAAAGTTTCCAGACAAAGAAACTGCTATATGGGTGCATACCAAATTTTATTGGTTAAGAGAAAATCCTAGTTTTCCTTATATTCTCCAAGGTGGCGGAGATTGGGAATATACCCACACAATAACAGAGCATATGTTCATTTCTACCACCAACAACGACGCACCCCTTAATCCTGCAATTCTTGAAATTGGAGTAAGAACCCATGAGTGATTACACAGAATTTCGTGGGAAATGCAAAGAATTATCAGAAGAGGCTATCGCACAAGACCCAACTCTCATATTGGTTAGAGGCCATTATCATTGTCCTGTTTGGGGTGAGCAGCCGCATTGGTGGACAGTTAAACCAGACGGAACGATATTTGACCCGTCTGCCAGACAATTTCCATCGAAAGGAATTGGACGGTATATCGAGTTTGATGGGGGCCTCGCTTGCTCTAATTGTGGAAAAGAGATGAAAGAAACCGACGAAGTTGCTCAATTTGAAAGTAATTATGCTTTTTGCTCAACGCCATGTCATATGAGGTTTGTTGGATTATGAGAAATTTAAAAAGTTATACCCCACTAGCTTCTGCTGAATATGAAACAAAAATAGAAGTCTTAATGCAACAGCGTGACGAAGCCAACAGCGAAAATACTCGCCTGCGCCTGCGTGTCGAACAGCTGCGGGGTCTGTGCAAATCAGCCGTAGGTATGCTGAAGGACGATTACCCGATGATGGCCGAGGAAATATACGAGCAAATTGGAGATATGGAAATATGAAACATGTACGAATATTTGAACTAGCTAAGGAAGCAGGGTTAGATACCTACAAGCAGGATGTCGCCATTGAGCGCTTCGCCCAAGCAGTCGCAGCCGAGTGTGTACCTAACCTCGCCGCGGAATGTAGTAAGGAATCTGAAAGGTTGAGGTATTGTTACGAAAGAGCAATGGCCTCCCTCATTGTCCCTATGATGACCCATGAAGAATGGATTATTGCTATTGATGCGGTCATAGACTGCGAAAGGAGTAAGCCATGAATGATGTAATGTTTGAGCAGTGGTATGCAAAGACGTATGGGCTGGATTCTCCGCCACATCGTGAAAGCTGTAGAAACGCATGGAAATTCGCCCTGGCATATCAAGCCGAGCACGAGAAGAAGTTGGTGGAATTCACAATTTCCGAAACTCTAACCATCATCGGACAGACAGACAAGCCTAACATTTCACCGGCTGCCATTATCGCTGCGTTTCACTTGTCAGCAATCAACTAAGGAGCACCACCATGTTTAAAACCAAAGTAATCTCATTAATAATCTTGACGGCTTTCGCAGGCAGTGCAAATGCGACCGTAGTGCCTGCCGGATCTAATACCAACATGGTTACTGGAATTAGTATAAGCGAGACTAGCAGCCAGCAGCAGCAAAATGCTACGGTGAACAACGGTGGAAATTCACAAGCTGTTACTGTAGCAGCACCAGGATCGTATCGCCCGGCTGTTGATTCAGCTTATGCCCCGACGATTTTCCCAACAGCACCTTGTATGGGTTCATCGTCAATGGGCGTGTCTGGATCCTTGATCGGCCTTTCATTAGGCTCATCTTGGACATCAGAAGAGTGCCTAATTCTTGAAACTGCTCGTGGCTTTGACCAAGCTGGCTATGTAGAAGACGGCTTGAACGTCCGCTGCCAAGCCAAGTATGCAAAGGTTGCACCTTCTTGCAAGGCTTTGCTACATAAAGAAGAAACTAAATGATTGACTGTTGCTAAACGGTGCCGTAGTGACTCGCCCCGCCGACGCGCACTGCATAATAAATTGCCTCGCGCTCTGACTTGGCTTCTGCATCAATTATTGCCGCAATAAGTCTAGGTTCAGTAGATGGAATATAAGTCGCCATCATCCCCTCAAGTAAAATCTTGTCTGAGATGTCACGCGGCAATACGGCTCTGTTGTAATTGTCATCATGCGTCACGAACGGACCTTGCGACATATCACTGATTCGGTCATAGATAACAGGTATTTGCATTACCGAGGCCAGGTCAGTGATGAATCCCTTTTTTGTCGTGACGTTATTCTTCAGTAAATCTGATTGATAGATCAGATCAACTAGCAATAAATAAAGATGCCTACCATCCCTATTTTTTAAAGGGCAGCCGTTAACATCAAGCAGGTACTCAAGATGAGGCTGATTGATGTAATGGCTCATGGCGCAGGGATGACGGGTGCTGGAGCGTTAAGTTTTTGAACGCCCAGGACAACACCAGCGCCTAACGCAGCAGCGCTGATCCCAGGCGAAGCCAGCGCAGCGCCGGCCATCGGTGCTAGGGCAGGCAATAGCGGAGCTAGAACAGCCGCAACAGCAGCTTTAGTGGCCTCGACCACGGCACTTTTGAAGGCGTCGGCGGCAATTTCCTGACCCTTGAAAGCGGCTACCCCCTGTTCCTTCAGATCAACAGTGTAATCGTCACCTGACTTGACGACATGAGCTTCAAGATTGGCGATCTCTTTTCCATTTCGGATGCTGACTGTACAGCAAACGGGGGTTCCGTCTTTAGTCTCGTATGGTTTCACGTCATAGCTGGCATTTCCTGCATATTGCAACGAAGCGCAGCCGGTGAGTAAGCATATTGCCAATGCCAGCAAAATGGTCAGTTTCATGGTTTATCTCCTCTAAGAAACTTCAGGAAAATTAGGCAAATTAGGCGGACAGAGGCGGAGATAAATATGGCAATAAATCGTCTCAGCAAGCCATACTCTTAAAGTATTGCAATAGACCATCCTGAACGGTACTTTATAGCCTAAATTCTTGCTATAAAATGGGAATGATGTTTTTTCTGGTGGCATATTCATGTTAAATCTCCTTCTATGGTTGGTGGATTAGGTGGTTCATTATTTAGTGGTGTGGGTGCCACAGTTGCTGCTAGATTGGATATTGTTTCGTTCTTTACCTTGTCGGCATTGCTAGAACCAAAATAATATGTGATGACCGCCGTAAATCCACCGACCAGAATCATGGTAATTACCGCGCCCTTCATCTGATCTGAGAATCCGCTGCCGCCGATGTGGAGTGTGAAACCGTTTTTAAGGGTAATAGCGAATACCGGGTCGATCAGCACCAGCAACGCGCCGATGATCCCGGCACTCACCAAAATGAGAGCTAACTTGTCATTAAAACTTCTATCGCGTCTATCTATCATTTGTCATCCATCCCATTCTGATATTCATGTAACGCATAAGTAACAGCACCGAGCATGATGTAAGGATTGCAGGCAGCATCGGCGGTTTGGCTATCATTCCAAGCCGATAGCGCCACGCCATCGATTGTGACGCCCACAAAAAATACTGCTTGTATCTCGCCGGACTTTGCACGCTCGAGTGCATTCTCTAAAAGTTCGATAATTCCTTGAACTGGATTAGTCTCAGGCTGCTTGGCAGGGAATGAGAGGAGTTTCATCAGCAGCCTTTCGGATCAACATATTTGCTGTATGAGGTTATCCAGTTGTACGAGAGTTCGTCCTGACCTTGTTGAATGCTCAACTTCTGTGAACAGATCAGGCCGTGGATGACATTCTCCAGATGATCTTTTTTCTCGGCGCCACACGCTGCACCGTAATGTTCCGGCCAAAGATTTTTAACGTCATCGGCGCCCCCATTTTCCCTAGAGATCAGATGATCGACTTCGCATCCTCTTGGAGACTGAGCGCACTCACCAACCCTGTTTTTAAGACCGTAGGCTGCATAAACCTGATTCTTCATGGCTTCGGTCACTGCGCGATGATCTTTCCCCCACTTCGTCGCACAAATCGTTTCCAGCGATAGGCCGCGGGATACGCCTGGCGTGAGTGCCGGATTTGGCACATCAGAGGCATACGCAAGGGCTATATAGCCTCCAAGCAACAGCCCGATAGCCAGATAAAGCAAGTTACGTAAAATGCTCATGCGATTACTCCTCCGAATTTTACGAAGACGCCAAGTAAGTCAGGCAATTTATTGTGGAATTGATTAAGGTAATTCTCGCTGGGCAGGGAAGCCCAAATCCTAGAACATTTATGCACGGCTATTCCTATATCACCATTCGCAATATCAGCTAATGCGTGACACTCTTTAATCTGCTCCATTGCGATGATGTCTTGATTCTCTGGCGAGAAATCCGGCAAATGCATCTGTTTGGAATAGAAGTCGTAATAGCGCTCGAGAAGTTGGTAACGGCCGGCAGCAGTCGAGTAGTCTTTAATGCGCTCAATCCACACCTTCTGCCTCGGATGATCTGCGTAGGAATGGAATAGAGTGCCACCAACGAGTACGTTATATCCATCGTCAGATCCCGCTATAGTCGAGGTTCCTTCTGACCATGCAATCATGGAAAGGAAGGCTTTTTGTCCGGGCGTCATATGATTAGTCCAATAATGAGTTTTATAATCCACGTCAGCAACAGGCTTACACCGATCAACCACGGCACACAGAACGACAATAACGCCCAATCAACCAAGCCTTTAACTGGTGGGGATTTTGTATGTCCTACGGTAAAATAGACATATCCCCCAAATACCCATCTCCACCAGACCGGATTTTTAGTCTCATTGGTAAAATGGGTTACGGCTAAATCTTCCGGCAGAGTATCTGCGTGCATCATGTGCGGGTAAGGGCCAGCCCATGAACGTCTTAGTATCAGATATCCACCGCAAGTCACCCATCTATGCACCGCATAAAACCAGCAATTAGAGATGCGCAGTCTGGCGCGTTTTTCAATCATTCCGGGTCCTGACGCCGACTGCCTGTGGCCCTAGAGTCGCCTATATTCAAAAACCAATTAAAAACCTGGCTTTCATGCTTCTGGTTTCTCTCAGCCATGTCAAGGTAGTACTCTCCCTTGAGACAGCTTATGCAGTTCAGCAAAACCGTTTCCCCGTCCTCTCCACGTCTCTTGAGGAATTCTTCTAATGCCAGCAGCGTTTCCTCGCCCACCTTACCATCGGCGATGGCATAAGAAAAATACCTGCCTCCTCCATTAAAAGCGTTCAGCGAGCGTTGCAACATGATGGATACCGATGATGTCCCTATGTCATGGTCTATCCCCGCCCTGATGACCGCGTACCCGATTTTTTCACTTAGATGGAAAACCCGGTCGAACCGAGGCACGCTTATATACTCGTTGTAGTAGACGCACTGAGCCAACGCCAAGGTAATATTCTCAATCGGCCCCTTGTACCCATGACGTTTAGCGAGACTTAAAGACAGTCCGAAGTTTGGAGTTCCTGTGGCTTCTACAAGGTGTTTGATAATCCCCATCAGTGTTGGAGGTGCTTCTTCCCCAGTTTTTCTTATCTCGCTTATTGTCATTGCGCATCACCGTGCCCTGGGATTGATGTGGTTTTGTGGAGCGTGGGAACGCGACTTGCATTGAAATAGTCACGATTATCATTGCGAATTCCGGCTAGGGTGTCGGCCATGCTTTTCATGGTCACATCCTGGGTGGCCAGGTGAATGTCAATCGTCGCCGCGTGTATTTCCTGCGCAACAAGTCGTGCAATCATGGCATTAAATTCTATGCTTAACTGGCGTTGCTCTTTTTCTATTGCAGCTGCGCGGTCATCTGAAGCTTTAACAAAGGTGGCAGCCCACCATGTCCCAGTGAAAAACGTGCTAGTAATTACTAAAGCAGAGGCCAAAAACCAAGTAATCACTCTTCGTTTTACACCGCTCGGTTCGTCTGTGGCACGTTTAAGTGTCATGGCTGCACCGCGTATTGAATTGCGCGAGAATCAATCTCACTGGTGACAGTTGCGGTTCCGGTGACAATTTTACGTATTGGAATACGACCCGATGTGAATGCAGTCTGGTTGACCGACACGACTCCAGCCGTGGTTGCTTCGACGTAATTGGTCGTCGAAGCAGTTAAGGTCACAGCCCCATCCGCGACAACGCTGATCGTCCCAGATACGTTGATCGTCCCACCGTAATATCCCCAGGTCAAGGCAGATGTAGCTGTTGCATGGCGACCAAACAAAGATGCTACCGATACAGCATCAAAATTCTCATTTGCGGTAATTTCTTTGCCCTGCTGACTGGATAATAGTTGATCTAACATGTTTTATTCCTTACGAATGTATGCCAGAATCAGCACCGGCTGGTACTGAGTAAGTGAAAGCGGTTGCGCCAGAGTTTAATGTCCAGACATCCCCGACGTTATTCATGGACACCGCTGCGAAGAATGGGCCAGTGACCGGCCACGATCCTGGCAACGTAGTACCCTTGAGCACGTTATTTACCCGAATAGCCATCTCTCCAGTGGATCCATTAAGCACAATGCCAATGACATCCCCCGCCACATAGCCGGTTCCATAGGTAGTCACTACGCTGCCGCTATAAACTAGACCGGAATCGGACTCATAGCCAAGGCTACTGGTGAAACCACTATTGCCTAACTCGGCAGCCAGATTCTGAGACGAGTTGGCTATGCCGACACTTTGGTAAGTCCCGCCAGAGGCTGTAAGTGTTAATTCAAAATATGGATTCCCGCTTGATTTTCCGATCGTGACCAGTACAGTTTTCCACCCTGACGCGGTGCTTGTAGCCACCATGTCGCCACCACTGAGGGTTATATTCGATCCCATATGAGTAGGATCAAACCTGGCATAGGTACTGGAATCAGGAACAGTTAAACGCGCAGCATATCCGCGACCTGTTGCCCCTATTTGCTGGACAGTGAAGTCAAACGCGCCTGTGAAACCAAAGTCGGTGGTCTGTTGAGCAGCGGTATAGTTAACGGTATTGGTAGTCGCAGTCAAAGTCCTTAACACGGTCGTCCCGCCGACAGCATAAATATCAATCGCGTAAGCCTCGGTAGTCTCGCCAAGAGGAACATCTGAGTAATCGACCCAGTTTCCGCCGATGCGCGTGCGTCTAACCCATTGGAGCGTGATATTTCCCGCTGCGTCTCGTCCCCATCCAAGATGCACCGGCGCATAGCATTTTTTCGATACGGCAGTATTCGTAAACACGAAAGCATCTGCGTCAGTGATCATCTGGCCGAAGGTCACGGCCTTGTAGTACCGTGGCAGGTTGTATTCACCAGATGGCGCTGATAACAGGTTGATGGTAGCAGGATCAAGCAGGACAACTGTCTCGCCAGCAACGTGCGTAGATTGCCCCCAATCCGTACCGTGACAACCTCTTAACATTCCCGATAAAGCATAGGTGTTTGTACCAGTCAAAACGCAATTCTTGGCCTGCACAATTTCGGAGCCAATCAGGAAAGTATTGGCGTTATTGTTGAAAATATTCGCTGCTGTCGTGCTGGAGAGTGTGCCTTCATAAACAGTGACTGAAAGTACGTTGGACTCGTCAAAGAACTTTCCGCCAGTCCAATCGCCCAAAACTCCGTTTGTATATCCAATAACAGCCGCGTGGAAAAATCCATTGCCATAGCTTGAATAAGCGCTGTTATCCGTGGATTTTAAAAGATCAGAACCAGACCATCCTGAAGCGTATCCACACGCCACACCGTAGAATCCAATACCATCATCCTGATCCCGTAATAGCGGAATATCCATCAGCACGCATTTGGTGTCACCGGTAAGAGTGACTGTGGTCGGAGCAGGCAGCATCAGCGCTGGAGCATTTGTCTGGGTATAGACCGAAATATTTTCTGCTGCTGCGTCCAGACTGATTATGCCCTTGGCATCATTTCTGTTTGTTCCGCGCAGGGTGTAATTGATATTGCCCTTTGATGTTTTGAATACATCCGTTGGCGTGATATAACTGTACTTGTTCCCCAACGATATTTTATGCGTATTACGTCCCTGCCAGGCATTCGCCAGTAGGATGTCCGCGACCTGCTTCCCTTTGGTGGCGCTGATCGCAACGGCTAACGGCACGTCCATGATCATTTTTGAGAGGGTGGTCAAGCGTCGGGCATATTGCGAGCCGATCAGAAAATTGTTGTCCTTGTCTGGATATGTGACATTCACCTGCAGCGGCAGTTCCATCTCCTGCTTGCGCGTGCTGTAAATCTGGTCAGGCATGGCCGAGCCATACTCGTGCGCAGCCAAGTCATCCTCTGGAATTGTGACTATCGAACTCTGCCCGCGCTTGACGAAAACTACTTTACCGTCGATTTCAGCTGCATCGAATTGAGAGACAGGCATATGAGCTTCAATCGCGCTCCGTCCTGTTCCTACGCTGCCGAGCATGAAACCATAAACGGTATCGGCGGTAAGTTGGCTGACGTCTATGTCGCCAGCAGTCAATCCACAATCAATGGAAATGTCAGTGACGAAATCGGACAAAGGCACAGTGCCGTTAGAAAGTGTTTTGCTGACGAAAAAACTACCCACTTGCCACGGAGTTCCTGGAATCGCGCCGTAAAATACAAGGCTATTTCCAAATACGTTAAATTTCGGCCTTGGCGCAGAATCAAAATAAAGTGCGGGAGAAGTCGAGAATGCCTTTCCAACTGCACCAGTAGATACCTCTTCAACTATCCCGCTATAGGCTATATAAATCGCAGAATCGGAAACTACTTTCAACGAATAATTGGTTGATCCGCCTGAACTATAACTATAAACCTCCCCAATATAGGCGTAGGTCGATTTGTTGTATTTCAATACCTTTGTGAGTCCAGTTCCCCCACTGTGGCAGCAAACGTAAATATAATTATCACTGCAATCAATCCCGTCTACCGTATAGCCAGAAAGCATGCTGAAGACGATATCTGCTGTTATGGCCCCCGCCGGCAGAAGGTAAACATCTGAAGCGAGGAAGTCGGCTATGAGTAATACATTCTGATCATAGAACCAGGTCAAATTGTCATTATCACTGATTCCGTTAATGTGAAAATTGCGCACAAACCACGGAGAGGTCAACCCAGCCAAAGAAGCTGCTGTTTCATCATAAGTTAAAAGCGTATATTGATTGGTCGTATTACTGTTGTATAACGTACAAATACAATTGGCATTGCCACTCGTCAAAACGAGAATATAGGCTGAAGAAACAATCTGATAAGGAACTGTCGTGATCTTGACAGGCGTACCGTTCGGTAGCAGGTCATAAATCCATACATTATTTGTCAAATAACTGGCATCCCAGTCGCCGAAAATCCCCCGCATTTTACTGGCATTCGGCATGTAACTAACTGCGCCAGATGCCGTCGTTACATTGTCGATTGGTCTGGGGCAGGTATATGTAATAGCATCGGTATAAGTCCCGCTCTTCACTACCACCACTTCAAAATTAAATGCCAGTGGCAGAGCTGTGACGTCCATATCCGTGATGACCAGGTAGCAACACCCACGATAAGCCGGTGTCAGCGTCACACCTAGATCAGCCTGAATCGTGCTGTTAGGCAGCTGAGTTTCGTCCCCAGGGTAAAACTGGATATTGGCTGCTCCAAGTGCGCTAACCACCTGGGTGGGGATGTCTGCCGTGCTGCTCATATTGTATACGAGCGCACCATTCACGAAGATCTGAATGAACCCATCTGCTACGCCCTCGCAGATCAGATAGGCCATCGACTGCGTGTAGGTGTAGGTCTTGGTCGTCTGGGAAGGTTGCGCGCCCTTACCGCCCGTCGTATCTTTGTGCTCATGCTCGATGCGCTTAGTTGACCAGATCATCTTGGTGGCTAGACGTTCAGTGGCCCAGACTTTCGGCACCATCTCACCGTAATTCGCAGAGACGACCTTTAGATCGGTCTGCTTTGGGCCATATTGGGTAGGTGAAGATCCTGGGAATAAAAAACTTCCCGCAGTCGAAAATATAGAAAACCCCAATTGCGCAGCAGCCATCGTCCCAAACGCTTCAAAACCGACGCCCGCTCCGATAGCGCCTAAAGCCAACGCGGCCATTATTCTTTGATCCTATAGCAGCCCGACAGTTTCGTCAGCCAGTAAGTGTCAATCGAGTTTTCAGTGACTTTTGAATTTTTACGATTCAATTGCGCCCAGGCGTGGATCATCATCAATGGTTCGATGCTCGAAACAATCCCGATGTGCTGTGCCTCTTTTTCGAATTTAAACATGACCAGATCGCCGAGCTGTAAATCTTTGAATTCAACTAAATTACAGTGCTTTTTTACTGCCTCTAAAAAGTAACCGTCCGGAATGTGCGCGTAGTTGCTTTGGTCTTCGATCTTGAAGCCAGCCCGGTTCGCAGGGATGACCACGGTTCCAGCACAATCGATGCCAACCTGTGGAACACGCCCTTGATGATGGAATGGCGTGCCGATAAGTTCCCGTGCATAAGCTACGAATTGTTCGGTCTTGCTCATGTCGCACTCAACAATCTGTCTTGTCCTGGCACTGAATTGAAGCCACGGAAATTGACGATATTGTTGAACTTCGCCGCGCAGGTTGTGTCGATTTTGTTGCATCCGGCGTAGACCGAATACGTATCGCCAACCTGCACGAGATTCGGCATCGGTTCGACCAGAGCAAAATTACCAACCAAATAATTTTTCACTTCTTTTTTGTAGGTTTTATTCAGGCCTCCCGTCCACGTCAACAGGCCGCCATTAAAATAATAGTCGGCTTTTGTCTGTCCGGTATCCGCAAAAGCAACTGTTCCATCAATAAGCGAAGTCACCGTTCCGGTAAAGGTATACGCAGCCAGCGCAATCTTACAACGAGCATCTCCAAGATCAGCGTCGCATTGCGCGTTGATGACGCGACCGATGCTCTGCTGATACGCCTGCATCAATCCGCGCAGCTCAGCGATGAACGAGATGCGCCCGGTAGACACCTCGCCGATGGTGCCCTTACGCATCCACTCGATGCCCATCGACAGATCCATGTAGTTGACGCGGAAGATCTCAATTCCAGCGTAATCCCACAACCCAGCGAGCAGATCAGCATCGGTGATGGTCGCGGAATTGAGCACCGAGTCCACCTCCAAATTGTCTACGTTCAGTAGGTCTGACGTGGTGATGTTTGACGCGGTGAACCCAGTGGCTGCTAGGTAGGTGCGTCCTAAATAGGATACATCCTGATCATGCTCCGTGAACGTGAAGATGGTGCCGTCCTGGCGCGTAACCTTCCACATGAAGCAGATCGTTGTGGTGTCGCCCGCCATGTGCGCCTTGAGCGCGGTGCTGGTGCCTTTCATATTCGTTTCTCGTAGAGGGTGATCGAAGTCCAGTTCATCAGCCCAGCAGGATCCATCCCGATCTGCAACCAGTCGTTATCGTTGCGGATGGGGATGTCAAATTGTCCTGCCCAAGTAAGCACATCTGAGGTTTGCGGGTATAGATAACCAGAACCGGACACGCTGATCGCCTTGCCCAAGGTATTGGTGCTGATCGTGTATGCTGGGGCAGCCGAACTGATGACGGTATGGGCAGTGTTGTTGAGCAGCGCTGCATCGTTGCCGGTCATGCCAGACAGGTAAAGCAGGTTGTGTCCTGCATTAGCCGTAAGCGTCGGTAGATTCGCGGTGAGTGTGACCACGGTGTTCGCGCCCACCGCGATATTGGCTACGGAGGAGGTTGAATCAGCAACAGCACTCACGATGCCCGTCGTATTGTCGATGCTGTACTGTCCTGCGCCAGAGCCTGCCACCATCGGCGACGCGTTGCGGTATGGCACCACGGTGCCAGCGACCGGCTTCGGCACCTTGCTCTGCGTAGTTATCGCGCCCGCGATATAGTTCTTGTAGAGTTGGTAGGTTGGGCATCCTGTGCCCACTCCTGCTGTGCCTAGGACGCCCGTTGTGACGTCTACTAGGTAATCCCATGGAATCTTTACGCGGAAGCCGTTACCGCGTCCTGCGCAAGCCCGAAAGAAAGCGATGGTCGCCTGGATGTTCTTGATCTCACGCAGCCCGGCGGACAGGTTGTACTTGCGCAGCGGCATGCTCCAAATGATGTTGACCTGCTCGCCGCCGCCGTTGAGCACGACGATCTCGCTGGCAAACACCTCGCCGCCAACGAGCCAGGCAGCGACCTCGTCCGGGAAGCGCGGAGTTTCAATGAAAGCCATTACCCGTTTCTCCCTCGCGCGACAGATAAAGTCTGCGCGACCATGTTAGCGAGTTGCTGCCGTGTTGTCAGATCCACCGCGCCCGACACGTTGAAATTGTTGTTGATGACCTGACTGCTCTGCCCGCTCTGCCCACGGTTGTATTGCGCCGGGACGACGGCTTCACCGCGATGGATGACTGCCAGCATATCGTGCGGGACGAAGTTGGTGCCTGTGTCAAAAGACGGTACGGAATTAAGAACCCCTCCAGCGTCCACAGTCGATGTATTCAGCGCTGGAATTGCTGCGCTACCACCAGAACCGCCCGCTGCTCCCATTAAAGAGCTAATCCAGCCGCCAAGCCCTGTACCGCTTTCCATTTGGAGTTGGAGCTGCGTCTTGATCCAATTCGTGATCAACTGTACAGTCATCTTGTTAAACTCCAGCACGATGGAATTGCACATGTTTTTAAAACCGTCATGAATGGTCGTCGTGCCCTGGATGATGCCTTGCACGGTAGTGTCGAACGCCTGCGTAATCGGGTCAAGGAATTTACCAATCTGGTCGGCTTGTGCCTTAGCGATGCCCGTGCTCGCATTTGCCATATCTACAGCATGCTTTTCTGCCATCGCAGCAAGCTTGTCGTATGCTTCTTGCTGCTTCACCACATCATCATGGATACGATCGGCATCGTCTTGCGCAGCCTGATACTTCAACTGGTATTCTTTTTCCAAAAGATCTTTCAACGCGGTGAGTTCTTCCACGTCACTGATCTGACCGATGTCTTTTTTATGCGCCAGTGCTGCTTTTTCGAGTTCTATGTCGTTGAGCGCTGCTTCTGCGACTCTCGCAGTATGCAGATCAGCCAGCTTGTCCATCTGCTTCTGATGTTCTTTGGCAGCCTTTTCGATCTCAGCAACAGCTGCTAGGTATTCCTTGCCTTCATAGCCGTATGCCATGCCGACACGGTTGGCAATTTCAGTGGCAATTTTAATACGTTCTTCGCCTCCGGCCTGGGCCTGGGCTTCTTGCAGCTTTAACGCTTCCAGATCGTCTGCTAGTTGCTGATGCGCTTCGGTCTTGCGTAGCATATAAAGTTCATGGTCAATAGCACGGCTTTCCGCGTGAGCAGATTTCTCAATCGCCAGATATTGCTTGGAACCTTCCTTAACCTTGGATAACTTATCAGCCCAGAACGCAGCAGATTCAGCCTGTTTAGCCGTCCAAAATGTGATCTCCTCATCCGTTGAGGTCTTGAAATAAGCTTTTTCCGCTTCGAGTTGTTGCTCAAGTTCCGCCTTGTAGTCTGCCATATTGCTTGGTTGGGATGTTGCACCCCCAGCGCCCTTTTTCGCTGTCGGAGGAGCTTGCTTCCCAGGTTTTGCAATAGGACTTGTGTCGCCAACCTTTGCCGTAGGGTTGAGCAAACCAGCAATTTGATCGTGTGCAGTCTGAGCTTCTTTGACCATCTTATCGGTCATAGCTTTAAAGGCTGCGGACGAATCGCCAATACCTTTCGCCCAGGCTGTTTTTACGCCTGCCCAGTCCAAATGGAACGCTGCAACAGCTATCGAGGCGTAGAACTTAAGCGCTGAAGCGCCTTGTTCGAGCGCGTATTGAATCGCAGCTAAAGCAATTATGAAACCCGTGCGGAATCCAATGATCGCAATTTCTAACACGGTGACCGTGTTACGGAAAAATTCCATCGCCGTAACACCCTCGCCGCCGCTGCCAAACACGGCATTGATGACGTCACCAATAGCACGAAAAGCGGTCGTGAGTGTATCCCATAATGCCACAACAACCTCTTTGCAGGCTGTAAGCGCTATAGAAAACCCATCCGCTGCAATGCTTCCAATCTCGAAAATGGTCTTGCCCTGCCCCAAAAACCATTCTGCCATGCTGGTTAGAATAGGGGTGAGTTCACGCCCGATGGTGATATAAATACCATGCAGCGCTTCGCCCATGAGCGTAGTGCTGAAACTGAAGTCTTCCGCAGATTTTACGTCATTCTCAGTAAGCACTAAGCCAAAGTCTTTAGCTACCGACGTGGCTTCCGCCATGCGGTCTTTGGTCAACTTCATCAGGTCTGACACGCTGATGAACGAACGTCCAAGCAGTTGCGTGGCTACCTTATTACGATCAGCACCTGCTTCATACTCACCGAGCTTATCAACAATTTCGCTGATGATTACCGAAGTCTGCTTGGTCTGCCCGTTAGCGTCCTTCATGGAGATGCCAAACTTTTCGTAGGCTGCTGCGCTCTTTTCCATGCGCAATGAAACACGCTGCACGATGCCCTCATACTTTTCAGCGCTGATGCCGACAGCACCAAGAGCAGTGTCAAGCGTCGACAAAGATTCGGTCGTGCCGCCGATGATGCGCTGCATCTTGCCGATTTCTTCGCCGTAGTGAGCGAAGGCTTGATAAGACTCGGTCAACGCTTCCTTAAGTTTAGCAAAAGCTTCTTCTGCCAAATTAGCAATAACCATCCCTAACGCTACGGTGATAGCATTGAGGCCAGACATTGAATCGCCCGCTTTGCCCATCGAGTCCTTGATGGTGTCGCCTAGACCTTGAAACTTATCCTCGGCATCGGAGGTGGTCGCACCTACCTCAATCTCTACTTTGTCGTCTTGAGCCATTCAGGTATCTCCGAGTCAAATCCACTGCCAATTAAACTTTGAAGCTCGCCGGGGTCTTGCGATAGCTGCTTGGGCTTTTGGCCTGCACCAAGATACGCCGCCACAAGGAAGTGCAGCGGCGGATTGATCTTCCAGTACTCCGCCATTTCGGTCAGGCGGGGAATCGTCATGAAGTCGTCGATGTACTCCCACGTCCATCCCGTGCAGGCAATGATGTGGGCGTACAGCTGCCCCCACTTTACAGAATCCCCGCTTGCGCCTCCCCCGATGACACCAGTCCGCTCACCCCCATGATGGCGGGCACGATCAGCTTCATGTTGCCGAGGTCAAGCAGATTGCCCACCTGTTCCTGGGTCAATTCAGGATAATTGCGAGACAGCGCCACGAACACGATCTCCGTTACGGTGTCGAGCTGCTTAACATCCGGCACACTTCCCATCTTGGTAAGCGTTAACAATTTCGGCTGAAGGTTACGGAGTTGCTTGAATGAAAGCGGAGGGACAAGATACTCTGTCCCTCCAAGGTTAATCTTTACGCCATCAATCATGATTATTCATCCAAACTCAAGGTTCCGACATTGTTTGAAGCATCAGCAAAGGCTGCGAACTCGAAACTTGGAATGGTGAAGTCTTCCAACTTAGTCGCCAGCGTCAACTTGCTAGACATGCAAGCGTTCAGCACCATTGTGAGCTTCTTGCTCTGGAACGTGTTGGTAAATACTCCGATAAACTGTGGCGCAGCACCTAGCAACTGATTGCTGATGCTGATCTTCTTGCCGTTCGCTGCATCGGTGTAGTTATAGCTCACCAAGACGGCCACGGCGTTCTGTGCGCTGTTGAAGGTGTACACGCCGCTTGTTTCATTGCAAACGTATTGCTGCCCGACTGCATTCGCTGTGACGCGGGTGTACGGCGTGCCGTCCGACGCTTTCACCACGCCCAAATCAGTCGTATAGGTGCCGTTATTGGTGGCAGTCACGATGTTCGCCGTGACTGTTTGCGCTTCACCGACTGCGGTAACAACCTCGCCCGTGCTTGGGTTGGAAAAGCCGAAGAACAGGTCGTTAAAAGCCTGCGCATTGAACTGCGCGAAGTTGGCCTTGCCAGCAATCTTGCCCGTTCCACGCCCGAGGGCAACTGGGAACTGGTACGAGCTGTAAAGCTCCTTGGTGGTGAATTGGATATCGATGGACACATCCTGCAACGCACCGAAGCGCACAGGGGTGGCCGGAAGGTTGGTCGTGCTGCGACCGTACAAAACTCCTGCACCGAATGAATATTGCATTGTGATTCTCCTTTACGTTGGTACGATTACAGTGAGAGGGACAATACAGACTGCCTGGTCCCCGAGATTCCCTTCAAAAATATTTACTGCGCCATCAATGTAACAGTGCGACACCAGACCTCCCAGTGTGCAGGCGTCGTTCATGATGTCATCAATCGCGAGGGCTGCTTCAATCGCGTCCATCAGCGGGTTGAGCAACTGCGAGGGCACGATGCTAGGGTCGTTATTCGCCTCGGTATTGACGTACAGATAGAGGTCAATGGTAAACGTCCACTTGGCCGGCAAGCCTTTTTGTTTCCGGACTGTTTCTGTCTTCTGAAGCTGGAGCAATGCCGGTTGATCTTCCTTGGGCACGTCCTCCCAGACTTTGAGCTTGCGCGTAGCGGTCTTGAATGCAGGGCTGCCGCCGATGGTCAATCCTGACCAGTAGGCGAAAAGTGCTGCGTAGATGTTCTCCCTAACCACGGAAAGCCTTCAGCGCTGCCGTGCGGATGTCTTCCTTGATGCGCGGCGTAAATTCTTCTAGGGTTGGTTTGAGGTACGGGCGCTTGTAATTGCGCGTGCCGGGCGGATGACGCTCGAAGTACTTTGCCAGTGCGTTGCCTTGCAGTGTTCGCGGGCCACCACGGGCACCAGCTCCAATCTTGCGCGTGAAGCCTTCTTCCCACCCGATGCCGTAGCCCAACGTGGTATAAACCCCGCCGAAAATGCCGTTATTTCTCTCCATCGCAGGGTCTTGCGTAACAGAGCGCGCCAATGTACCGGTCTGGTGCTTGAGCACCTGGCCGTCCAACTTATTCAGCACCACCGAACGCTGCATGTCCAGCGTCAACCCATTGATGGCATCCGTCATGGCGGCACGCAACCGCTGCGGCATATCATGCAACTTGGCGATGACCGAATCGGCCTTGATGGAGACGATGAGTTCCATTACGCCACCATCATCCTTCTGTACGGTTGCAGCATCTGGATCGAACTGTCGGTCATGCCCTTCTTCTCGTAGGTCACGGTCTCAGTCGCGAGGTTCTTGCTGTTGATGCCGATGTTGCTGCGCTGTTGCAGGTCCAGCCCGACCATCTCGATCACGGCTTGTTCCACCGGCGCGGGGACGTAATAGTAGTCCATCGTCACGCTGTGGTTGTACTGCGCGGTATTGAACGTGAAAACACCCGCCGAGAAGCTGTATTGCCCGCTTGCAGGCGCGTTTCCCGTCTGGGTCAATGCAACCGCCCCAGTATTGTCGTAAACGCTGACTGCATACGTTGCAGTGCCTCCCGTGGTAGGCGTTAACGTCGGTACGTTACCCGTTGGCACGAAAGCAGTCTCCGTGGTCTCATATCCGGCGACCCATGAGCATTGCAAATTCTGGTTTCCTCTCGGGAAGCGGTCTCCCCACAAGCTGCCACCGATGAGGTACAAGCATGTGTCGTCAAACGTGAACCCGGACTGGATCGCGTCAGGGGACGACGTGATGGGTGTGCCCATGATTGACAGTGCCGACACGGAAAGGATCGGATTGTCCGGCAGTGCCAGACGCGTTGAGCCTGAACCGTTCAGCCGCTTGTTTAAGTTGCTTACGAATGGGAACTTGCGCCCTGTCCACTGCTCAACCAGAGCAGACTCACGCGCAATGAGCGCGGTGATCAATGCGTCTTGGTTAGATGTACCAATTGTCAAATACGACTTTACTGCTGCTAGGGTAGTTAGATTTGACATTTAGCACTCCTGTTTAGAAAAAACCGGGCGATCATTGGAGGACGACCGCCCGGAACCCTCAGTACTCTTTTTACTTACCACCAAGTCAACTAGCCATTTGCAATATTGTACACGACGCCTGATGCCGGGGGAAAATAATTCTGCAACACACCGTCTTCATAGACACCGTACTGATACTTACGTGTGATCAATGGCCATTCGATCTGGTAGTAATCACGACGCATACGCATCTGCAAGATGTTGGTCACGTTCGACAGCGGATAAGGCAGACGCTGTGTGGTGAACAAGATCGTGCCAGCTGGCATATTTGGATGCAGGCGGATCTTAAGCTCCTGGGCTCCGTCCATGCCAAACTTGTTGAGGTACGTACGCACCATAATGCCACCACCGACCATGCCCTGATCAGCATTGAACACGAAGCGCTGGGCTGCATTCGCTGCACCGGCCAGGATCTTCTTGCCGATGTTGTTCATCTCTTGCGAGCTTACCCACAGGGTATCAGGGCTGAGACGGTAGTTGTCCCAGAAGGACTTCAGTGCTGCATCAATTTCAACGATGCCACCCGCACCATCGCTGGTGAGAGGTGTGCCTGTGCCATTAACACCTGCTGGCATCGCAGCTTGATAGCTGTTCAGTCCAGATTGCGAGGCAAAGGTCAGCAACCCGTCAAACGCCAGCGAGTTGCGAGACTTGTCCGCAACAACCAGCGCCTGGAAGTTCGCCACACCGCTGCCAGAAGCAGTACCGGTTGCATTGGCGGTTATTGATACGCTGTTGATGGTGGTGATTGCGCCTAGCGTCAAGTTGCCTGCGTTAGCGCCCCAGAACCAAGCGTAACCTGCCGCACCTGCTACTGCTGCAACCGTTGCGGAATACGAGCATACCGTGCCGGTATTGGCGTTGATGGTGTTGGCCTGTGCTGCAAAGTTACCTGTGCCGCCGTTGATGGTGTCAGTTGATGCGTCTGCGTTGGTACGGACGTAGGACTGGATGATGCCAGTGGTCATCGAGGAGTTGAGATAACCCTCGAAGGTCAGCGGCACAACAGCTACCCCGAAACCCGCGTTGCCGGTTAAGCCGCCGCCGGTATTGGCGTTGGTGATGGTTGGTGCTGCGGCTGTGGTCAGGGTGTACGAATTGTTGCCGCCCAGGATGACCTTTTCTTCCGCGATCATCATGGCACGCAGCAAACCTTCGACGGCCAGTGCCTTGACGTCTTGGAAGTTCTCGGCAGCATAATCAGCTTCAAACGTCACTGAGTCTTCCAGGCCGAGACCCTTGTAAGCAGCGGTGTAATCTTGCGTGGTGCTGGTAATTACCCCGGAGCGGTTGCCGCCAGAGACGTAAGGCGAGCCGTTTAGCGCAGTATTGACGCCGGTGACTGCACGCCAGGCTGCTTGGATGCCTCCCTTACCGCTTACGCGGGGGATTTCATTGCGAAGTGGGGTGATGACCGGATAAAGCTGCTTCGCAGGCGCTTCGAGGTCGTAGGCGGTAATGCCGGAAACGGCAGAACCGGATTGTGTCCAGGCCTTGGTTAGTTCAGTGTCAGGACTGCCTTGTGCTGCTTTGAGCAGAGCTAAAGTCTCTGCTGTGGTTTGATTACCCATGCTGTTTTCTCCTAAGAGATGGTGCTGCGTTGATAAAGGTTAGTTGATAAAAGGTTAGCCGCGATACAGCAAGGGCTTACCGCCTTCAGAGATTGCTTGCTTGATGAGGGACGCGGCAGGGTGCACTACACCATGAGCATCCTTCACCAAATCAGCTTCGGTGGGGCCAACGGTTATTGCGCCGGTGTCCTCAGCTTTCGTGACAGCGCGCAATGACACGCGAGGTGCTGCCGGTTGTTCTTCTAGCTTCTTGATCTTGCCGTTGGCGTCATCCAGTGCTTTTTGCAGCGGTTCGATAGCGTCGGCGACCAACTTGGTCAATGCATCAGCTTCCATCTTCTGCAGTTCAGCAGTTGGTTCGACCTTTGCAGCCGAGCAATCAGCACCAAGGTCGACCGCAGCGGAATGGATCGCGTTCAGGCGGCCTTTGTCCGTAGCACTGTTGCGCGCACCGACCTTAACCAGCGGATCGGCCAGCGCTGCTTCGAGTTTGACTAGGGCTGCTTCGCCCGCAACCTTAGCTGCGGCGTCAGCGAGGTAGGCTTTCTTCTCAGCAGCCGTCATCGCGTCCCATTTTTCTTGAGAGCAACCGTCTGGCGCGGTGTCAGCCGCTTTAGCCAGATCAATTTGTGCTTGAGTGGCAGCATCAACTTCACCTCCAACCGCGACGTTGTTGATAACAACGTCGCCCTTGGCGAAAGTGATAATGTCAGCCAGCGACAGGCCTTTTTCAGCCATAATCTTGGTGAGCTCGTCCACCTGGTCTGGCGTGCCTTCGACCGTACCGCCTTCGATTTCATCGAGCTTCTCGATGGCAGAGGTGACAGGGTTTTCTTCAGGTTCCTTGAAATCGACCTTGGCTAAGGTGCCATCGGCTTTTTGGACTTCGAAGAACTTGGCTCCATGCATGCACGGCGAATCAACCAACGAACCCTCCGAAGGTTTTGCGGTATACCGCTTTACATCCCTGTCATCGATCTTTTCGACCTTTTTTTCGCCGACGTAAGAACCACCGATGGAAAATCCGCGATAAACACCTTCTAGAACCTTCGTCCACTCGTTGTCGTCAATAACTTTCGCCACGACGTCAACAGTTTTGCCAACATCATCATAATTTATTTCTATGAATTTTCCGGCAGCGACTTTGCCGTGCATTGCACGGAGCGCTCCTAACGATTTGCCGTCGGTGTCTTTGGCGAACTCATCCGACCACGCCTTAAAGTAAGGCTTGGACGACGCATAATCCATAATTTCGTCGGATTTATCAGCAACTTCCTCTGCAAGTCTGCCAAAAACTAAACGTTTTTCAGCATCCACTTTTGTCAATCGGGCAAACATATGTGCATTCATTGTGAATCTCCTAAGTTGATTTTTCTCTCAAACGTCTCAGTTTTTGCGCCGTGATCATCCGCAATTTAGTTTCATCCGATGCCTTATTGCCGAGATTGTTCTTGTTTCCCATCATCCGCAAAGATTGTTTAGCACAAGTTTCAGCGGATTGTTTATACCCAAGCGTATATTGATTACCTTGTAATCGCGCGGATATAGCTGCGCATCGTTCGGCAGATAGTTTTACGCCTGTGTGCGATTCAGACATCTTTGCGCGAGTTTCTTCCGTATGAGTTGAACCTCGTCTGTAGGTATTTCCTCTTTTTCGCAGTCCATTGGCGATTTTAAACTCTTCCGTGTGAACGCAGCCTTTATGTCCCATTCCGCCTTTAGCTATTGCCGCTTTATGGTCTTCTGATAATTTACGCCCAGTTGTGGCTGCAATTAGTTTTACGCGCAAAATTGGATCATCCCACATCGCTTGAGAATTAACTGATATTTTCACAAGTGACTCTACAGAATGCTTAAATCCGCTAGAACCTTCACCGCCATCAGTTTTGTTACACAAACTTGCCCCTGTCGCGCGTAAAGATTTGATTATCAATTGCTCCCGCAAAAATGCCTCTGCTTCTGACCTGCAAGGCATGATCTCAACGAGGATATTTTCTGCTCCATACTTTGCAACGACATTTTGATGGTGCTTATTGCGTCCAACAAAGCTATGACTCCGCTTTCCATGTCCTTTACCGATATAAAACGGCGAGCCATCAGGGCGCAGATGCGCGTAAGCGTAAAATTGCTGTTGCATCAAACAACAGCGCCGGTGGTCTGATGACGCCAGGAACCGCTGCCATCCCATACGACGATGTACCCTAGCGTGGAATCATGATAGGTGACGCCAGGGAATAATCCTGTTTTTGGGCGCTGCGCGGTGGTGCCGGAGCCGACAGACTGCGCCCCGCCGGAATTGATCCAGCCGTTGGCTGAAGCGATAGCGGCGTCTTGGTCAGGCATCACAACAGGGGTGCCAGCGACAGCGGTGTATGCACGACCATTGATGGTAATGGTTTTTTGCGCGGTGCTTGACGGCAACATATTTTGACTCATGGCTTGCTCCTTGATCTGACTCGTTTAGATTTGCGTCGTTTGCTGCTGTAATCGGTGATGCCGGATGTCGCGCTGGTGGAGGCTGCCCATTCCTTGTTCAGCAACGCTGCCAAACTTACGCGCTGCGGCGCGGGGCACTCGAGCCTGCTGTAAAGCAGCGCAGCAAGCTGCATTTAAATCACGTCGCCCCGCGTGAAGTACACGGTCGAGTTGCCGGCGCTGATCAGCGTCACGTTGGTAGCGCCAACAGGTGCCTGTACGTGCAACGCGGGTTGGTTGGCGAATACTGGGAAACCGCCGCCGACGTTCGCTGTTGGAATGCCCGCAGGTCGATTAGCATCGCTGGTAAACGCGCAGAAAACGATCTGTGGCCCAGCGTTCTGAATCCGCCAGACCAATCCGCCGCCCAAGGGGAGGTTAGCGTTGGATGCTACGCCATTGGCGGTGAAAGCAAACGTACCGTTCATGCTCGGTGTTAGGTTCATGTGTCTTCCTCGTCCATATTGCGTACTGATAAGATGCTGCATTCGCAGCGCGGGTGCAACGGCGGACCATCGCCGCCATCATTTGGAAATTCTTCGTCCAGCCCGACGATCTCGCCATCCAGTTCAGCGCAGTCGTCGCAGCAGCCCTCGTAGGCGTGCCATTCCTTGCCTTCCACGATGCCGGTCTGGCGCCAGCCCTCCAGGTTGCCTTGCACGTGGGCGTCTGCCAACTCCGTGCGGGCGATCATCTCTGCCCGACTGTCGCTGAAGGAGCCTAGCTCCTGAATGCTGTTGGCCAGCTCGCCGGGGCTGCTGCCGTTTTCAATGGCGTCTGACAGCACACCGCGCATCGCGTCTTCGGTCGTGCCCGCCAGGTCCTTGATCAGCCCGCCGCCGTGCGCGTCCATGTAATCCAGCGCCCGCTGGTTGATCATCTTGCCCATGGCGCCGGTCGGCGTCAGGTTGAGCTGCGCCACGCCCATGATGCCCGCGTCCTTAAATGCTCGGATCAATTCTGGCGTGATACTGTCAACAATGTCGACGCTTATGTCTTCCAGCGCCAGCGCATCGAGGATCTGCTGGATGATCTTCTGGTCTTCGTCAGAGACTTTGGCGAGCTTCCCCTCCAGCAGCTTAACAGCCTGCTTCGCGACCCGCTCACCCGCTGCGTTCAGGATGGCGTTGATCTTGCGCTGGAGCTTAGGCGTCTTGGCGTCAAGCAGCTTGCCGACGTTGGTCTTTGGGTGCGCGGCTTTGGCGAGCTTCTGCACTGCTCGAGGCAATATATATTCAGCCTCAGTTATTTTGCCTTCGCCAAGGCTATGTAAATTTAATACCGGGGAGCCTCTTGGCACGCGTATCTCTGTCACATGTTGACCAAACCGCACAGCACTTTCCCTATTGCTGGACGCGGAGATAAACGCTTTGTCAGACTGGAATGCTTTGTTCGATCCACGGTACAGCACCAGATCACGAGGAGCGGGCGATCTTGCAATCAATGCATCCAGATGCTGCACCTGTCTATCTAAGAGGTAATTGAAATGTCCTGTGCTCGCATCGATACGATTGTTGCGAAGATAGGCATTAACCTCCGGATGGTCTGTTTGCACATAAGCTTGAACTGCTTGTCGTTCAGCAGAAGAAACTTCTTGTACGCCTCCCCCATCCGTCCATTGATTCCCGTGGAACTCGTGGCCTGGCAGATCGCCTTTGCACAAAACAGCTTTCAACAATACGTTCAATCCGTTCATGCGGCACGTCTCCATTCCTCATCGAACAGCATTGCCGCCGCAATGGCGAAGGCCTCCAGCTCCACGTCTCGGATCTCGCCCAAGGCGCTGCTGGTCTGGCTGGCTTGCCCTGTCGTCATGCTCGCGTAATACGGGTTGATGATGTACCCGATGCTGGCGGTCGTTTGCGGCGCTTGCTCCGAAACAACAGCTCCGAGTTGCAGTGGAGGGAGCACCAGGCCGACAGCAGTAGAACCTTGTCCCTGCGCCGTCTTGGCTTGTCCGCTGTGACGCACGCGATGGTCAGCGACGTACTCCAGGTTGTGCATCCACGACTTGTTGCCGACGCCGACCCCAACGCCATCCATCCAGGTGGAAACGACATCGCCACCAATCGCTGTGGCCACGGCATCAATCGTTTGGCTGCCTTGACCTGACGTCGCTGTGCCTATTACTG